TCGAAGCCGCTACGGGCGTAATCGATCAGATACACGCGGCTCACTCGGAACGGGTGACGGAGCTGCGTGCGGAAGTCAAACGGCTGCGGACGAATATTAACGAGCTGCAGACGTACGCCAACGGGCAGGCCGCGGCACGTTACCGGAAGGCTAGCGAAGAGAATCCGTTAATGGCGCTGTACTATCGAGGCATGGCGCTCACGTACGAAGATATGGAGCGGCGGTCGATCGTCGCTTACGCGAAGGAGGCGGAATAAATGATCGTATATACAGTCGAGTTAATTCGGAGGAAACGCATCGTTTGGGCGTACGAAGGGTTAACGCGTTGGAAACACGTAGAGGAGGCGATAGTGTATGACGAAAACTGACGAGATCAATACGCCGGCTCGCGATTGGGCGGCGGATCGAGCGGTATGTGACGCGGCTACGGCGGGGCCTTGGAAATACGATAAGACTACGCACGAGTTCGATGAGATTGAAGCGAAGTCCGGGGAGACGGTTATGTATATCGCTAATTATATCGAAGAGGACGCGGTCTTTGCGTCTGAAGCCCGTACCGGATGGCCGGCGGCATTGGATCATATTCAGACGCAGGCTGTCGAGATTGAACGACTCCGTACAGAAAATCAACGCTATAGGCAGGCGCTTGTATTTTACGCAGATGAACGGAATTATAGGGACGTTGAATCTGCGGCGTACTCTGACGTTTCTCTCGACGAAGGGTATACGGCAAAGGAGGCGTTAGATTATGGCGAAAGCAGCGGCAACTAAACGGAAGCAGCCGACGAAAGTCCGCATAACAGCGGAACAGCGCCGCGATTGGCGGGCGTTGTCTTACGAACACTGGAACGTGCGGACGCTACACGCTTATTTCGCGGACATGAATGCGGAGTATTTCGGAGTGGCCGAATATTATCCGATGCGGAATTGGGCGTTCGAACAAGGCGTACTTAAGCGGGCGCTCGCGGAATACGGAGCGGAGATGCTTCGGGCGGCGTTCGACGAGTGTTTTCGGGGCTATCGCCCTACGCCGTCATTTCCGATCCTAACCGCAGGCTTTGCGGTCAGCTACCGGCTTAATGCGATCATGCCGCGGCTGCTAGCGGAAAAGGCGGAGAATGATCGTAGGGAGACGGAGATGGCGGCGGCCGAGACGGCAGAAATCGGAGGGGTCGCGTGGTGACTAGCGGCTAGCGTGTGATTTCGGACAATTTCTGTATAACATTAATAGGAGGCGATCGTATGGGTTCGAAAATTCTCGTAATGGAAAAGTCCGGTATGTCTTACGTAAAGTTAACGGAGTACAGAAAAGTTTACGGACAGTACGTTATTAACGGCGAGGAAGCGAAGGCGGCGCCAGGCGACGAGCGATATGCGATAGTAAACGGAAAAGTCGAGAGAATCGAAGTAAAGCGGAAGCCGCAGCCGAAGTTAATCGGATATAAGTTGTATGAACGGTATCACGAAATAACGCAACTCCCGCACGATATGCCGGCTGACGCTTTTTACCGCGACGAAGATGGCGACCTTTGCGGTGAAAATGCGGAGTTCTATCGGCCGGTGTATGACGAGCCGCAGCCGTACCTTGAGCCGGTCGAATTCGAAGTAATTGACCGCGACTGCGAACCGGTTAAAATCCCATCATATGTCGTAATCGAGTTTCCGAATAATATCGCGCAGTTTCCGGAAACGCAGCATAAATATCCGTGCTTCATCCGGTCGGAGGACGTTTTCAACCTGCTGTATGATCGAGTGAAGGCGCACGCGGCGACCTCTGACGGAAAGTATGTGACGGACGATTACCGAAATATTCAAGCTCTCCGCGTCGAGGAACGGATCGAGATACCGTACCATGAAACGAAAACAACTTCGCATTACCCGACGGCGCGGTCGCGTAAACCGAAAACATATACGGTACAAGTCCGCTGGAAGAACGTTAAAGTTTTCGAAATTTACGGACCGAAATATTCCGTCAACTCTACGAATAATCTACCGCGTACAGGACCGATTCGCGGCACCAACTACGCGGAGCTGCAGGCGAACCTAGAAACGTACATTCAATCGTTCTTATCGCAAATGACGGAAGGTAAGCGGAAAGTTTGCGAGTGTTGCCGAGGGGAGGGCGTTATAGCGGTATGACACTACTTGACGCAATCCGCGCGGCAGAAAACGGAGCTGTCATCGTCTCTAACGCTGGCGCCACGTACACAGCTGCGGACTTATCGCCGATAACGTGGATCGGCCCGTTTGCGGTGAGTTACCGGACATGTATTCCGGAAAATGAACGAAAGGGAGCGTGGCGAATTGCCGAAGCTTAAGCGGAGTGAATACGAACAATGCCGGCGGATGCTCGACGGGCAGGGGATGGCGTTGTGGGAACGTTTTGCCAGCGGTCAGCTTGGCGAAGGGCGGTATGCGCTCCTTGACGATAAGCTGGCGGAGTGGGAAGCGGAGTTAGAGCGGAAGCGGCCGCTACTTTCGCGGAGGAAAGTCGGGTAATTATATAAAAAAAAAACGCAAGACGAAGCCCTCCGCCTAGTCTTGCGTTTCCGGTAACTTATTTGAACTTCTCGACTATTGAAATTATTTCGTCTTTGTAATTAATTATGTCCGAAACCTGATTAATCGGATGTGTCGTTCTGCTTTCGTTATTTAACATTAGCGATTTGTTTGTGCCGTTCAAGTAAAGACGACATACCCATTTTCGAATGTTATCATCAATCAAAATGTTGAAATAGCTCTTGTTGTCTCTATAGTATAGTCTACTAGGGTCAATTGCATCCTTCATTAGCACTTTTACTGTGATGTAACCTTCAATTTCTTCCTCTGTAGTGACAATTTCGGGATCATCGACGTCGGCAGAGGTAGCCGCGACTTCATCGACAAGAGCAGGAGGTTCGCTGTTAGTATTCTCCAAAGCACTTTTTAGTTTATCGTTTAAGAAGTCATTCATAAACTGCTTAAGTGCCTTTTGAACAATACCGCTAAAACGTTCCATAACAACTTTAGTTTTTACGCCTGTGTATGCATCGGAGATGACAAGTTTAATAAACTCTTCCGATGGGGTCTCCCACTGTCTCTTTAAGTATTGTTTTATCTCATTTGTGTATTTTAACTCTGAGGCAGTGTTAATGATATGTTCGACATTAAAGTTCGACTTCGTAAATTTCTGCAACTCTGTCCACTGGTGATCTCTTATGTCAAAGATATTGAGCTCAAAGAACGGTAATGTATCCATTTTATTCTGTTCGTCTAGGTCGGTATAAAACCTATAAATTATTCCGTTTGTCAGTATGGCAAATTTGGATGGAGTCGTGCCAAAATACCTGAACAACTGGGAATCATGTCTCTCTAACTTTTCTTGAATGGACTTTGCCTCAATTAAGATAATCGGCCTTCCATCTTGGAGTATTGCGTAATCTACTTTTTCGCCTCTTTTGATACCTACATCAGCGGTAAATTCAGGCAAAAACTCTTCTGGGTTAAAAACGTCATAACCAAGAGCTTGAAAAAAGGGCATTATAACGGATGTTTTCGTTGCTTCTTCGGTAGTAATACTATCTTTCATTTTCTGCAGGCGCTTTGCCAGGTTTCTTACAGGTTCTTTGAAATTGTCCATGTAGAGTCACCCCAGGATTCCTATTATAGTAAACTACAAAATCTAGTACTATTATACTGAATTTCCTAGGTTTAGTATACAGACGAAGTGAATTTACTAATAAGGAACAAACTCTACTACGTCTTCGATCCGGCATTCTAAATACTCACAGACCGTACGAAGCGTTCCGACTGATACGTCAATGTCGTTATAGAGACGGCTTATAGTATTTTTGTTTATGCCAGTAGCCTGCTCTAATTCTTTACGTGAGATTCCAAGATCGGCCATTTTTACGCGGAATGGGCGGTAGCTTAATTTTAAAGCCATACTTTACACCTTCTTAGTGGGGGGATACTAACGATAATAGCATAATTCCGAGTTTAATAAACTAATTTCCTAATATATTAGGAAAAAGTATTGACGTCCTAGTAAATTAGGATTAATATAGGTCATAGCAATCATTACCAACTAACGAATCACCCGATATACCCCGCAATACCCGCCTCGCCTCGCAGTACATACGCGAACGCAACGTCCGATCCCGCAGGCATCCCCAGCGCCACGCGCAACTGCCTATATCGGAACAGTTCGCACCACGCAACAGCCGGCCTAACGGCTACCGCGCAATAACCTCCGCAAAGTTAACGAAATTCTGACGTATCCCCTACGCAGGATTATCGAAAAGAAACGAGCATCCTCTACGCTTGTTTCGAAACTGGCGCGAGGCTATTCGGCTTTGCGTCGGAGTAACGAAAATATGCCGGCGGGCTTACGTAAGGGAGGCGGAAATGGGAATGGCGAAAACAATGAAAGAAGCAGGTATCACGAGACAAATGGTTATTGATCACATTATTGTTGACATTCAAGCAAGATTTAATATCAGTAAGTCGACGGCAACGGAATACTTTAATGAATCTCTTGCCTATAACGTGGTAACAGAAGGTATTTTCGATCAGATAGCATACATGATCGAAACAGGCAGCAGATTGGACTGGTCAGGGGTCGAGGGATAAATAACACAGGCCCTACGAGGCTAATCGAAGGAGATGACGGAATGAACAAGTTTGAATACGGTACGCTTGTGCGAGTAGTCGGGGATTCACCGAGGTATCACGGTCACGAAGGTGTAGTGAAAGGGGTATCGTCTGCGGAAGGGCATGTGCGCGTTAGGTTTCCGGAGTTCGGACGTAACGGGCATACCGTAGAAATGAGATCCGAATATTTAGCGGCAATTGAACCGGAGAAACAAGAGGCAACCGAGCTATTCGCAACTATCAACTATAGCGAACACTCTCTGCTTGGCTCGCATTGGGTATGCCGACTGTCGGAGCCCGGCGGTTATGTGTGGCACGGACAAGTCGCGCATACGGATTTTACGCCGAACTTGTCGCGAGATTCGTTCGTTGAAAAATGCCGAGAGTTCTTCGGCGAGATTACGGTTAGGTAGGAGTTGACGAAAATGAACGTTGAAGCAACGTTATCCGCACGACTCGAAATCGGCCGTCACCTTGCGTACGTTAAACGGAACGGCCTGGCGGATCAGATTGGCGGCTTTACGGAATGGGCGGCGCTCTGCGGATACAGTCGGCAACAAGCGGACAGGCTCGTACGGTTGGCGGAATTAGCCGAAGGGCGGCCGGCGGTATGAGTGCGAAGTCGCTAACCGACCGCGTCCGCTACTATCTGCGAAAATGCAACGATTACGGCCGACGCAGAATGACCGGTAACCGCACGCCGGCGAACCGTTATCAACGGTTGCTCGTTTACCGCGACGAAATACGAAGGAGGGCGAAAAATGATCGGACAAGTCGGAAAGACCGTTATTAATTACGCTGGCGCCCCGCACCGGATGCTGCTCGAACTGGCGGATATCGCCGAGTTATCCGGCAACGACAGGCTCCGCCGCATGTGGCAGGCGAACTATTTACGGATGACTGACGAAAGGAGGACGCGATAAATGCGTGGGTATAATTACGGAGTACGTGTTGGGAAGCCGCTTGCTCCTCGAACATTTGCGGTTTATATCGTAAATGAATTAGTCGAGTTGATTTACGCCAGTTCACGCGAGTCGGCGAACAGGTGGGCGCAAAATAAATACGGCAACGAGGCGTATATCATGGAAAATGCGCAGGCTCTCGATGTAACTTACGAAGGATACTGAGGTGATAGAATGAACCGCGAAGAAATCATAGCGAAATGGGACGGAATGACCGCGCGTGAACGAGACGCTTGGGTGGCGGAGGTTGTTACGAAGGTACCGCGTGAGAGGCGTAGAATAAACTGTCCTGACGGTGACCGAGGCTGTGCCGTTATACATTTCGCGTATTATCCGAATTACTCAACGGACACTTCCGCGGCGTGGACGGTTGTTGAAGCAGCGGAATGGTCAGCGCTAATCAATTACACACCGACACTTACACGTGCGAATTTTCATCGTAATGGGTGGGCGCAGTATGACGTCTATGCTACGAAAGCGCCCGAAGCAATCTGCCTCGCCGCACTACTAGCAAAGCTCACGGAGGTGATCGCTAATTGACGCAAGTATCATTTTCGACGCACTCGCAACACTGTAATCTCCGCTCAATCTGTTCGTTAGCCGACGATACGACCGCTTGCAACCGTCTATGCTCGTCATACATCGCGATCCACGGACTAAACGGCGACGGCGGTCGGACGGCTGCGGCGAACATTCCGGACGGCTATCGATTAGTTACGCTCGCCAATTCGGCAGCGGCCGCGGATCAATCGGCAATATACGGAGAGCTGGCGAAATACGCCGCGACGTTCAGCCGGCAATTTGACCCGGACGAAACGCAAATTAAATCGCTATACCTGTATTCAGCGGAACCAGGCACGGGCAAGACGACGACGGCCGCGGCGTTACTCAACGAATACTTAGCGGTGCATTACGTCGGCTCACTCCGACGAGGACTGCAGCCAAACGCGCGGCCAGCGTATTTTCTCGACGTGAACGCGTGGCAGACGGATTTTAACGCATTCAACCGGCCGCGGGTACCCGAATCAATCGCCGCGCCCGCCGCCGAAAGGTATTACCGCAGTCAATCCGCAGCGACCAGCGCAGGCTTCCTCGTAATGGACGATATAGGCGTACGCGACGCATCTGAAGCGTTTCGAGCCGACTTACACACGTTGATCAATTCTCGGGTGGCAGCGGGATTGCCGACCGTGTATACGTCAAATATTCCGATGGCCGAGCTTGCTACGCTGTTTGACCGGCGGCTCGCGGACCGCGTGCGGGACATGTGCGCCGAGTTTACGTTCAAAGGCGTGAGTAAACGTGGATTAAGATAGTGCGATAAACTGAGAAAAACGGAGTATTCACGAGATTGGGCTTTTTGAACGATGAAATCTTCACTTTTTAAATCGTTTCTAATCGTAACGTATCGTGACTGAAAACGAAAATCGCACAAAAAACCTTATCTAAACGTATCTAATCGTATTCTCGTGGCGGCGACAGATTCGAACGGTAAATTTTCGAAAACGGCTGAATATGACGTTTGAGCATTTTTACCATTCGAAGTATATTACGGTGAGGAGATACGAGAAAAGTAAAACGAAGAAAACGGGAGTAAACGAGCGGGAAATAAAAGTATTTCCCTTTTATATTATAGAAACGAAACTCTCGGAAATGGCCGAATTTGGCGTTTGTCCAATATTATCCACGTTAGTATACTCATTACATCGAAGGAGGCAGCGAAAAGTGAGCGTAACAGAACCGCTATTATCGAAAATTATTGACGCAAACGACGTCGGCGCACTCGACCGTTTCGGTATCACGCGCGGCATGTTCGAAACGCCGACGGAACAGGCAGCTTTCGATTTTATACGTAAGTATGCCGAACAGAACGGACAGGCTCCGTCATATGCAACGCTGGTCGGTAACGTGCCGGACTTTACGTATATACCGGCGGTCACGGACACGTACGAGTATCTTACGGGCAAGCTAAAAGAGACGTACGGCATGCGACAAATTGCGGACTTTTTCGGCAGCGGCGAGCTAAACGAGATGTTCAACGCGATAGGCAGGACGTCGAACATTGACGAATTTTATTCTTCATTGACGGAAAAGCTCCGAGAGATTAAACTTAAAATACGAACGGATGTTCGTGAAATTGGAATGGATTTAGCGAACAGCGGCGACCGGTTTATCTCCGAATACGAAGCGCGGGCGGCCGGTAAATCGCACCGTATATGGCGGTCGAAGTTCCCAGGCGTAAACAATGCGCTCGGCGGCGGTTACTATTCGTCGAACACCTACGTTTTCTTCGCGCGATCCGGCCGCGGTAAATCTATCATTACGATGGAGGAAGCGATAGAGTTCGCGTTCCAAGGCGCGACGGTCCTCGTATGGGCGCTCGAAATGGGCTGGTTCGAATGGATGGCGCGGGCATTCTCGTCGATATCGGCGCGGCTCGGACTGGCGAACGCCACGATTGACGGTATCGATTACGATGCTGGCTTCGATAACCGCGCGCTGCAGTCCGCGAAATTACCGCCGGAATACGAACAAGCTTTCCGGAAATTTATCGGTGAGCTCAACGAAATATTGCCGGGAAAGATTATTCTCCGGGCGACCGACGATGAACACTTTTCCGAACGGAATCTCGCGGCACTGCGGGCTGACATTCTCGAAACGGGCGCCGACGTTGCGGTAATCGATCCGTTCTATTATCTCGACTACGAAAAGAACACGTCGAAAACGGCCGGCGGCGACGCGGCGGCAACTTCGCGGAAACTCCGGATATTGACCGGCTCGCTCGGTTGCTTGACGCTGGCGATTACGCAGGCCGACGAAGATGCGAGCGAGAAAGACGACGAAGGAGTTCGTGAGCTGAAACCGCCAAAACGGGCCGGAGTGTCGAAAACGAAGCAACTACTTCAAGACGGTGCGGCGTTAATCGGACTCGATACGTTGGCTCACGAAGGGCGCGGCGTTATCGAAATCGGGAAAGGACGCAGCGGCGGCGAGGACACACGGATCGAAATCGTGTATCTGCCTAACTACGGGATTGTGCGCGAGCCGGTGGCGGAGGATACGGCGGGGAAATTCGTAGGGAATTTTTAAAATGAATGAAGCGGTGACTTGTAAGTTGATTATAATATAAAGCATATATAAATAATAAAATGATATTAACATAAACATATTGCAATATTACTCATGTGTGTGTTAATATTCAGTCATAGCGAGGTGGATAAATGTGTCAAACGTAAATGAGTACTTAACGAAGAAAGCAAATGAGATTCTAGAGAACAAGAAGAGAAGTCGCGGCTCAGAAAAACGACTAACAATTATTTTAAGTGAGTATGATTACCGACGTCTTAAGTTTATCTCAGACATTTTGAGCGAGCCCGTGAGTGCTTTTGCAAGAAACTTAATAGCGCAAGCGTTAAGCGATGCGGAAAAAGTACTTAAACTACAGGAGACTGAGGACGAACCTTCTGACTTTGATCCGGAAATTGGGCCATTGTACGAGTACACGAAGTATGGAGCGTTTATTAATTCCACAGGCAATATCGACGGGGACGATGAAGACACAGATGGAAACATAAGTAGCGACGCTCACGGGTCTGAACAAAAGCGTAGTACGAGAAGGCCAAGACCACCGCAAAGGTAGGTATCTGCGGCATGATTACTATTCGTGGACCAAACGTAACCACAACGGAACTCTCCGTCGACGTTCGCGCCGAACTCGAAGCCTTCGAATGGACGCGCGCTACGTGGACGTCGGACAAGTTAATCGCAGCTAGCCCGTTCCGCTACGAAAGCCGCCCGTCATTTGCGGTAATCTTCGAGCACGGCGGCTGGCGTGATTACGGCGCTACCGATTCGAAATGGGCGAGCGGATCGTTCGTACGATTGCTATCTTTCCTCCGACGGGAAACTGCCGAAGAAACAGCGGAATATTTGGCGGCGAGGTATAACGGCTTCGCTACGCCCGGCGACGAAATAACGCTCAACGTACCGAAGCTAACGCTACCAGCCCGCCGAATAACGCGAATTGACGACGGCATTCTCGACGGATACCGATATCGCTCGCCGTACTTAGCCGGCCGCGGCATTAGCGAGGGCGTCCAGCGGTTAATGCGGATTGGTTACGATAAGCAGCGGCGGGCAATTACGATTCCGTGGTTTAATCCGGACGGCTCGCTCGGCAACGTAAAGTACCGGCGCACCGATTCGAAAACGTTTTGGTATGCACCCGGCGGCCGTCCGATTCGCGAAATGCTTTACGGTATTAACATCGCTTATGAGCGACGGATTAAACGGGCGGCGATCGTCGAGGCGGAAATCGATGCATTGACATTAATGTCGGCAGGCATATTCGCTATCGCGACCGGCGGAACGGCATTTACGGCGGCAAAAGCGGATTTGTTGCTCCGGTCACCGATCGAGGAATTGATAATTTTCCGCGATAACGACTCGGCCGGACGAGCCTGGCGTAACGCTATTGTATCGGCGGTCGGCGATAGGATGGACGTAAGGCTGGCTCTAGTGGATCGGCGGTACAAGGACATTAACGAGTGGCGTGTTGCGGAAGGCCTGCGGCGGGCGGCGGAACGAGCGCGGCGTTGTCGAAGAATGACGTTTAATATACGTTGCTGTCGAGGGCTGGCGGTTGTACAATAATTCTACGAAACGTAGAACATCGGACGGCCGAGCGCTCATTCCGTTGACCACTCGTATAATTCACGGGGAGAAACGCCCAACGTATCCGCAAGAGCGACGGCGGTTTCTAACGTCATCCTGCGGCGGCGTCCGGTCGCATAGAACGAGATAATTCGTTCGTCTACGCCCGATAATTCCGCGAGTTGACGCTGCGTCCAGCCGCGAGATTCGAGTAAGTCCGGAATAAGGCAGCGGCCGACCGTAATCGGCATCGCGGAGCCCTCCGAAAAAGTTTATAATAAATTGCAAAAGCATGTCCCAAATTCCGAAAAGTATGTACTTACTATATTGAGAGGTGATTGCTATTGAACAATGAACAACTGAATAAGCTTGCAGTGAGTGCCCGGAACGGGTGCGAGGAGTCATACCACGAAATCCTCAAACACTTCCTTCCTCGAATCTACTCCATGTCAGACTACATATGGCACTCTGTTTCCAACGAAACTCACTTCGAGCAAAGCTGTCTAGTAGGTATTAGAGACGCTATCGAAAGATTCGACCCTACTCGCGGTACGTTTTCAGCTCAAGTCAATTGGAGGTTTCGCCAGGCAATGCGAAGGTCCGCCGATAGACTGAGAAAACGTCGACGAGGTTACGATGTAGAGTCACTTGACGAGTACCGAAAAGATGAAGATGAAAAAGGCAGTAAGTACGAAATTGTCGACGATTTGGCGATCGTGGACGATAGAGTTATCGTATTTGAAAAAGTCGCCCTCTTGGCGGAGGACGACCCACGGAAATTGGCGATCCTTAACGCATGGACTAACGGTTATTTTAACGATTCAGAAACCGCGTCGTTTTTGGCGAAACGATACGGAGGCAATTCCGAATCACACCGGAAGTTCATACTACGCTTTCGGACCACTTGTCGCAAGGCATTGGCATAGCCCTTTGACACTACCATTATAACATACGTCAGCAGTTACGATAAAATAGTAATTTCTGCGGCCGCTCGGCGTTTAGGCATTACGTCGAGAAATCCGGAGAAAAACCACGCTACCCGTCTGCACGTTGATGTTCTTGGTTATCATTTACAGTTTATACTATAACGTAATTTTTTATACGTGTCAATAAAATTATTAACGGAGGTTTGACGAATGTTTAACGAAAACTCTCGTAATTCTATACGCAATTCTCACGCTAACGTTTCAAATATTTCGCAGCTTTTACGGATTTCTTCGCAATATGACGGAGCGCTCTCGCCCGACGCCGATCCGGCCGACGTTCTGCCGAGGAACCTCTGCGTAAAGGGGGCGCGGCTCGGATGACAGCAGCGGTAGTTTCCGAACAATCACGTAATTTTGTCGGCAAAGTGTACGTATCGCAGCACGCTATCGACCGCGCCGTCGAGCGGTTCAGCATAGCGCCGGATAAAGCGGAGCAATGGATTCGCGATAACGTTAAAAAGGCGCGGTACGTCGCTGTTACCGTGTCGGCGGAGGACGGCGGCCGTGAATCGCGGCTGTTCGTTTGGCAACGGGTGGCGTATCTACTCGCTATGGATATGGACCGCGTCATTACGATATATGCGCAGCATCACGCGCCTTCCTCGCTAAGTCAACGCGTCCAATCGCTGTTAAACCGCGAGTTGATGCGGGCCGAGCGGAAGGAGGCGGCCGCTATCCGGAAGGCGGAAATCGAGCGCGCTGAACTATCCATCGAGCAAGCACGCTGCAATTATCGTATGACCGTCACACCGTCGGCTGCCGTAATCAAGGTGAACACGAAGCGTCTCCGCGAAATTGAACGGCGGCTAGCGGAGATTGATACGGAGGTGCTCGCGGTAAAGAAGGAGAAATCGGCGATAGCGCGCGGATTGATAGCGTATCTATAACGAAAGTCTGACGAAGGGATAACGATATTCCTCCGTCGGCTAGGCGGTATTAACTGGCTCGTAACGGTTAGTACCGTCTCGCGGACGGAGGATCGTAGGAGTCGCGTAACGAGGGACGGACATTGATTCGTTCCGCGCGTAAAACCGGAGTTTTCACGAGGTTGTCCCGCGTATACGTACAAAGGACGTAATTGCGTAATAGTACGACGATTAGACGCATCCACCCGAGTCCGGGCCGAAGCGTAAGTCGGTAAACTACGGGTCGACACGTAGTAGAACCGCAATCCTACGATTCTGCGTTCGAAAAATTAATTTCCGAAGGGAAGCGTGATTGAATGTCCATGTTTACGAAGGTAGGCGCGGCGGCAGCGGCAGTTAGTGGTAATGACGGAGGCGGCAACGATAGTCCGATTGTTTCGTTCAAGTCCGGCAGTCTTTACAAAGTCGGCGTTAAATCGATTAACGACGTTGCCGAGTATTACGGTTACGGAATCTACAAGCGCGTAAACACCTTTGTGCCTAAGAATCCGTCAGTGCGTAATAGCCGCGGCTTCATCGAATCGAACCCGTCAATTTGGGACAAAGCGGCCGACCTACTGTACGCCGACGCAAAAGCAGCGGAAGAGTCCGGCGCATCCGAGTCCGACGTTAAGGATATCCGTGACGAGGCGTATTTGTTCCGTGGCAAGAAGCGTTACTTACGCGCCTTCTACGATTTAACGACCGGTAAAGATATCGTCGTCGACCTAAGCCCTACACAAGAAGCAACGTTAAAAGCCGCCATTGAAGAAAACGCGGACGATCTCGATGTTATTGCGTTTAAACTCGCGAAAAAAGGCGCAGGAACGGCCGCCGTCGTATCGCTATCTGCCATCGTCAAGCCGGAACGCGACCTAACGGACGAAGAACGTGTTAACTTCGCAAAAATCGGCGAGACTCCGTTCGACCTTAACTCGTTCGAAACGTGCTTGTACGTTGCAGACGAGGCGGAGCAAACGAAGAACCTCGTTATTGCCGGATTCGATATCGCGAGGCTCGGTCTAAGTATTGGCGCAATCGTAACGAAGTCTGACGAAGCGGCTGACGCTAAACCGATTTCGGACGCCGATGCCCCGCCGGAAGTTAATTTTTAACGGAAGGGTGACGCAGCATGAACGAAGCAGCGGCACTATTAGAACGGCCGGCGACGGCAAAATACGGAGGATTCGGCGGTAATCATCCGCCATTCTCCGTAGCACCAGCCGCACCGGGACCGGACGATTACGAGAGAGGACGTGTTTTCTACGGCACATATAACGGAAGTGACCGGCAAGTATTCGGAATTAATCGCAAGAGCGTCGCTGCTCGCTAACGGCTGGCGTGTTCATACGTCAGATACCGAAGAGGCGTACGATATTCTCGCGACCGATCCCGTAAGCAGCGAACACGTACGTATCCAGGTCAAAACGATTAGGCAACGTATTGACCGGATTAAACGGGACGGCACCGTCGATCTCGTCGTGTACGCGAAGAAAGGCAACGGTGAGCCGTACGATCAATCCGACGCTGATGCGATTATTGGCGTCCTGGCGGTCGATGGCGAAGTGCCCCGCGTGTATATGTTCGAAAACCGCGGTATCGGCGAATACTGGGCCAGCGAACAGCGTGCGGCCGAGCGGTGGATCGAGTTACCTATCGCGTTGAACCGGGCAGATTTCGTCACGGAAACGGAGGCGGCCGCCGATGATCGAGCAGCCGCTTGAGCCGCCGGAGCCGGCCGCTGTTGCGGAATGTGCCTGGTGCCGCGGCGAGATATACGAAGGCGACGAAGTTAAGCGGATTGACGATGGTGGAGGCTTCGTTCACGACGGTTGGAAGCGAAGCTGCGCGGCTGAATACGCCATGGAACGGGTGTACGACGCGGAAGGCGTTATCGGACGAGATTTAACGATAAATTAACGAGGAGCGATGTGTAAATGGCGAAATTGGACGTTGTAATTCCGAGTGCGGACATAGAGGTACGGCAGGCTGACGGTAGTACCGTGAAATACCGGAAGGTTGGTCGTCCCGCGCGCGTAGGTGACGTTGTGAGATCCCTAGAAACGGACGATGGAATTACGAAGGATGCGTTCTACGAAGTTACTGGCAGCGGTGGTGGATACGTAGAGTTCTACGATAATGACGGCGACGAACGTTATCGTGACGTAGAAGATTACGAAGTATACGAAAAAGTCGCCGACTCATCTGATATCGTTACGCACGAAGGCCGTCAATACCGTAAGGTGAAGCGGAAGGCGAACGTTGGCGAACTCGTTTATAGCGAAACTGGCGGAAAGGTGTACACGGTATCGGCGGATGTCGAGTTAGATGACGACAAGCTCTCTGTCGGATACGTTAACGGGGCAATGCACCGTTTATCCGTTCTCGAACCGTTAACTAGCGATAAGCCGATCGAGCATCCGAAGCCTGACCGTTTGAAAGTCGGCGAATATGCGAAGGCCGCAGGTCCGCAGAGAAACGCTTTGTACCGCAAAGAAGGCGATTATGTGAAAATCGTCGAGGATGACAGAAGCAGCCGTCCGTTTAGAACGGAGCATCTCGACGGAAGTATCGCAGGCTGGGCGTACGAGTCCGATTTAGTCCGCGCTACGGCCGACGAAGTTGCCGCTGCGCTCCGTAAAGTTGACGCGCCAAAACCGAAGTTGGCCCGCATCCCCGTCGGCAGCTACGTTAAAATTCTGACGGATTCCGAAACATTACCGGAGGGCGCTATCGCTAAAGTAACGCGCGACGATGGAGAATACGATATTTGGCCGTACAAATGTGAACTACTTGACGGAAGCAACTACGATTGGTATAAGCCGGAACAAATCGAAGCGGTAACGGAAGAGGTCGTGAAATGGGCGGCAATCGGACGTAATGTTAACGAGTATAAGACGGGAGACGTCGTTGAAGTAACGAGATCGACCGGTTATGTGCTGGTAGGCTCTATCGGCGTAATCGGTAAATACGACAGTAACGATAGTTTCCGCGTGAACACTTTCGAACGTACTGGCTGTAACTGGCACGGATCGAAAGACGTTAAACTCGTCGTTCCAGTCGAGCAACGTTTCGACACACGTAGCGAAGCCGACTTTCCGTACGCGTCATGAACATTACGCTCTCGTTAAACAAACGCAACGAGTCAACAGCGGCAACCGCAACAGCAGTAAAGAACGCAGTTAAACGGAAGCAGGCGGCGGTTCCCGAAACGGCGGCCGAGGCGTTCGAGCGAATCGGTAAGATGGCGTTATCCGATAAGGAACGAACCGCATACGAAGCAGCCCGCCGCGCGCACAAAGACGGACGAATAGGCAACGTCCGATCCGACGGCGCAAAGTGGACGAAAAGCGACGTTGTTACCGCGGGCTATCGCTTACTAGCGGATAAGGCGGAAGCAGAACGGGCAGGGCGGATGCGTTCCGTCCTCGCCTCGAAGCCGCCGAACTACCGTATTCTAACGGATGATTCCGAGCTGCCTGCGTTTGTTGACCGGTTGCGGCTCGAATGTAAACGACAGATGACGGAGTGGCGCGACCGGTTCAAGGCGCTAGCCGTCGATACGATGACGGCGGGCGACTTCGAGGGTACCGGAGTTGATACGTATATCGATTTATCGATCGGATTTTCGATATGGCTTCCGCTACTTAACGAAGGCTATTATCTGCCGTACGGACACGTTGATATGTATAACGGCGGCAGCCCGGCGGAAAGCTTCGAGTTTCTAACGGAAGAGTCGGCGTTTAAGGCGTCCAACCCGCAGCTCACGCGCTCGAAGGTAATCGAAGCGATTTCGCCATATCTCCGCCGTCCGAATCACGGCAAAACGTTTCATATGGGAAGCGCCCGTTACGATTTGCACGTCGCGATAAAGGATGGGTACGAAATCGCCGGCTGCGTATGGGACACGCTCGACGCCATGCGGCATTTGAATGAACACGAACCGTCTTACGGTTTGAAATCGCTCGTCGCGAAGTACGGCGCTCTTTTCGGCGTGCCTGGTCCGATATTCACGTTCGAGGACTTATTCGGTAACCGTTCGCCGGCGCCATTCAATACGGAGTTGGTCGGCATCTACGCCATAAACGACGTACTTTATGGATGGAAACTGTTCGAATGGCAATACACTGCAATGGCGGCAGCACCTTCCGCAAACGGAAAAGGCCGGTTACTAGAATGTTACGCGAAGATTGACTCGAAGCTTCCGGAAACCGACGTGTTCCTTGCGCGATGTGGCTTCGAAATTGACCGGGCGGGGCTGGCGCGACTCGAAGCGGAATTTACGCCAAAACTCGAAGAAGCGCGGGCGGCCGTTATTGAATCGTACGGCATTGACGCGGCGTTCGTACGTAGGATGGATCGTACGTTGAATAAGCGCAAGCTTGACGACTGGATAACGGCGCAGCAACGGAAGATTTCGGCGAAGGCCGACCGGATTGCGAAGCTTAAAGCGGATATGGCTGCGGACGAGGCGGCAGGCAAAACGCATCTTAAACGGTATACGCAAAACGCCGCGAAGCTTGCCGAATTGGAGACGGAGAATTTACTACCAGCCGACGAAAAGCACGCGCCGCTATTTACCGATTCGTTTTCGATTACGAACGGAAATCACCTCGCGTATCTGATTTATGACCATCTCGGAATCAGCGACCGGACAAGCCAATTTAAGCGAGGCAAGACGCGGAGTACGGCGGCCGACGTACTCGACGCTTATTACGAAGAGGAAGAGGCGCTGAAACCGCTGGCGACCGTTGCGGCATACGAAAAATTGCTGAATACGTACGTGACGAAGATTCCGGCGGCGGTCGAGGCGGACGGGCGGCTGCATTCGGAGTTTAAAGCGGGCGGTACGGCGACGGGGCGTTATTCGAGCGCAGGGTATAGCGGACGGCCGGTCGATATATTACGAGAATTTGAGACGGAGGGATGAACGGATGAAGATCGAGAAAGGTAGCGCATTAGGTTACGAATACACCGCACATTTGACGGGAGACGAACTTCGTACATTATCGCTAATTCTTGGCGCGACAAGTCCGGACAAAGTAGATTCATTAGTAAAACGAGAGGGTTGGGAGCCGGAGTCATTCGTCGAGGATGGCGGTTGGGAGATGTACAACGAAATGGAAGATGCGTTAAATGCTGACGGTAACTGACGTCAACTATCACGCAATCGTTCGTAAACTTATCGCCGACGACCGCAAGGTTCCGAAGGGGACGAATCTGCAGAACATGCCGTCAAAGGGCGGCGGCGTCCTCGTCCGAAATCAATTCGTTCCCCGCGCAGGCTATACGTTCGTCGGCGCCGACCTCGGACAAATAGAACCGCGTATCATGGCGCATATCATGTACGTGGAATATGGCGATAACTCTATGCGGCAGATTTTCGTCGACGGCACGGACTTGTACACGTCAATGGCGATGATGACGTTCGGACTTGACGAAGAGTATTGCGTTGACAAAGCGTACGATCCGACGGGCACGTTTAAGCCCCGCGCCATGATGAAAACCGGACAGCTCGCGGTATCTTACGACCAGTCGCCACGTTCCTTTGCGAAGAAAATGGGCGTAACAGACGACGTCGCCGCGATGTTCTTCGAAAACTTCGACCGGACATTTCCGTCGTTCCGGCAAATGGTTGCCGATATCCGTGATTTCATGCGAATCAACGGTTACGTCGAAACGCTGTACGGACGGAAGCGCCGTTTTCCGGACTATAAATCGGTAGCCGCCGAACAGCAACGTAATGAGCAGCGGTTGATCCGGCTGTATACCGAGCGGAAAGCGTTGCGGAATCGAACGATATTAACGCCGCGCGACGCCGAACGGTTGCAACGAGTCCAGGACGAAATCGACATACTGGCGGAGAAGCGCGGACTAATCGGATATTGGGATCGGGCGGCATTTAACGCGGTGATTCAAGGAACCGGCGCGGACATTCTGAAAATGAACGGTAACCGTAACTCGCGGATATGCAAGGAACGCGGATGGGAGTTTAACGCGTCAATCCACGACGAAATTAAGAACTCGATTCCTAACGCGGATTTGACGGAGGGCACTATCGAGCTAATCGACGATATCATGACGGGAACGTGCGGACCAGACTTAACGGTTCCTCTCGTAACGGATATCGTAATCGAGCCTCGTTGGATGCAGGAGTTCGCGCCGGAAGAGTGGGATTTCACAGCGTGCCGGCCGAAAGCGGAGTATGCGAATAAATACGAATGAGGGAGCGGACCACATGGCTGAAATTAGCGCGGCAAAGAAACTCGAATTAATCACGAAGCACGGACGAAAGTTTGCGTCAAAGTCCGAGACGACTCCGGTATTGCAAGGTATCCGTTACCAGGCGGAAGGCTCCGTTGTAGTAACCGACCGTTACCGCTTGCTCCGAATTGGTGGCGCGCATAGCTTCACGGAGGATTTTACGTCGCACGCCGTGACAGGAGCGCCGATTGACGGTCAGTATCCGGACACGTCACGCATCATTCCGATGGAGCTTCCGTCGCAGATTACGTTAATAAACGACGGGTTCAAACGCGACGATTTAAAAGCGGCAATAGCGGCCGTTAAATTATCGGTCGAAGCCGCGAAAGTGTCCGGCGATAAGTCGTACATTACTACGCTTAATTACGAAGGAAGCTCCGTTAATCTATCGGTTACGTCTGAACATCCTTCGCTAAGTCTAACGGTGGGAATTGCGGCTGACACTTCCGGTAAAGACGCGACCGTAACGTTCAACGCCGAATACTTATTAACGGCGCTTAACGTATTCAAGGACGCCGGCTCCGGCCGCGTGATTATCGGAATAACTGGCGCGTCGAGTCCGATTGTACTCCGCGACGAAGTTAACGAAATTGATATTGTAGTGCTTCCGTTCAGGAGGGCGGCGTAGTGGAACGTTTACAAACGACGCGGTGCGAGTACGAGACGGCGACGTATACTTGCCCGAAATGTCGCACGAGAATTCAAGTGTTAGCGGACGAGTACGGCGATCATCCGTGCGGCCGCTGCGGTTGGGAACCGTACAATGACGAGGAAGAATCGGAAGATGACGATTGGTTCGACGATACGTACGATTGCGGGTGCTGTACGTGTTGCGGCTGTATGTGCGGTTTGGATGACGAAGAGGAGGACGAGTAGATGAAGATTACGGAAACTCACAGTATCGGAACGGGTTGGGACGAGTACAGTGGTAAAGGCTCGTTGACGGTTACGGTTGAAGATGACGCCGGAAACCGTAAGACTGTCGATATTATGGCGGGCGAGCCGGAGGACGCCGTATTCTTCCGAGATTTGAACGGAGCGTATTCGATTGCCGGCGCTATTAAACTAGCGTACGAAGCCGGAAAACGTGGCGAGGAAATGACGTACGAGTTCGTAGATGAAAACGAAGGCGAGGCGATGTAATTGCCCGAAGTATTTACGGTAATCGATATCGAAACAACCGGCCTTAGCGCGGCGACCGATCACATTACGGAAATTGCCGCGATTCGCTTCGTAATTGATCCGAACGGCAGCGTGCGTGAACTTGGCCGTTTTCAAACGTACGTTGCGTTACCGGTCGGTGCCGAGATTCCTCCGTTTATTACGGAGCTGACCGGAATATCAGCGGACACGCTGATGGGCGCCAGTAACGAAACGGAAGCATCGTTGAGTCTCGAATTCTTCATCGGCGATTCGACCGTTATAGCGCACAACGCTCCGTTTGATCTATCGTTCTTATCTACACTACATTCGGATAGATTCGTATGTACCCGCGCACTTTCGCGCCTAGTCGAACCGTCCGAATCTGCTCGCCTTGCCGACGTCTGTGCACGCCACGGTATCGAACTCGCCGACCATCACCGTGCAATGAATGACGCCGAAGCGACCGTAAAAGTATTCGCGAAACTGCGGACGGCTGCGGAGGCTAACGGAATAACGTACCGCAACGTCGTTATCGATTCGGAAGAGCGGCCATTGACGTACGTACCGAGAAACGCGATTGTACGAAAGATTACGAAGGAGGCGATTTAGATAACGAACACGATGTCGCATTTTACACGAATAGGTAACGAACTCGCCCGCCCACTAACCGAAGAAATCGCCGCAAATTTCCGCAAGTACCTGGACGATTGGCATAGCCGACCGGAGGTTTACGACAACGAGCTGGACGCGCAGATTCACCGTTGGTATGCGGATATCTTGACCGATAAACGCCGAGCTGTATGGCCGCCGCGCCACATTCCGTACTTCTCGCCATCGTCCGCCAACTCCGACGCCCGCGAATTGTACGAAAAAGTCCGTGGCGCCAAGCGCGAACGGACGGGACAGCCTCCGCATCAAGGCCGATGGACAACGCTTGGGACAGCGATCGGCGATACGGCGCAAAGGTCGCTACTATTTGCGGAGAAGCACGTTGAAGGCGCAAGATTCCGGTTTGAACGTAACACACAAGCCGAGCCGATGTTCGAAGACTTCGCGAAGGTTTCCCGTACGATTACGCATAACGGCGCTAGCTTCGCCCTCTACGGAACCTGCGACGGAATTATGCTGTACCGTTCGGACGCTGGCGAAATTATCCGCGTCGGACTCGAAATTAAATCGAAGCAGACGACATATTCGCAAACGTCGGAATTTAGTCAACGGAACGGCCCGAAAGAGGATCACGTTAAGCAAACGGTGTGCTACTCGTTGATGTACAGCGAAAACGCCGCGCCGGTCGATTATTACGTAATCCTCTACGTTAACGCATCGAAAAAGGCGTGGAATATGGACGCGGCCGAGTACGCCAAGAATCCGGACATTGCCGTACATTGTATCGAAATCACCGACGAAATGCGGGCGGCCGTACTCGACAACTTTGCAGACATCGTTAAGGCTGCAGAGACTTCGTCTCCTCCTCCGCTCAATCTCGGCAAATGGACGTTCAACAACTATAAACGAGCGTGTGCAAACGGACTTACCGTTGACGAGCTGGCGGCGTTGGAGCGTCAAGTGGCGGCCGTACAGCGGTCCGGCATGAAGGACTACGAAAAGCGTCAATATGCGGAAGCGCTGGCGGAAATACACGCGATCCGAGCGGAAGGGGCTGCGGCAGCATGATGGAGTGGTACGTTGATCGTTCGAAATTCCTCGGTACGTGGACGCTAGTTTCCGTAACAGACCACGAAGGGAACATAACAGAACGGGGCGTCCGGAGAGCCGGCGCAAAGGTGACGCTAGCAGGGCGGCCGCATCCCGGACTGCAATTCGCGTACGAATACGCTGACGGATCGGGTGTTAACGTTACGTCGCGTATCATCGATTGGGAGCGGACGACATCGTTAGGGAATCCGGACAAGCTCGTTGTAAAGACGATGAATAGCGTTTATACGTTCGTTAAGGAGGCGGCGCCAGTTGATTAGGAAAATTACGGTAGGCATTGCGAAGGGGATCGTTAAAGCTAGCGAAATTACAGCGGCAGCAATCGGATTTGCGTTCCTCATTTCGATACTAACCGGCTTTACGCAGTCCACGGTCGGGTTCCGTATCTGCTGCGCCTTAATGCTCGCCGTGGTTATCGGCTTGAACGTTTATACGGAGGTTACGAAGGAGGCGGGGAGTCACGGCAAAGTTGACGAAAACTAAACCCGACCGTTATCTCATTTACGATATCTCGCTAACCTCGCCAGGCTTCGCGGCAATCGACGTAATAGGGCGAAAGCCCTCGCTCGTAACTACCGACCACGTTAAGACCGACGCAAGCCAGCCGGACGGACAGCGGTTCGCTATCGTTGAGGCTTTCGCTATTACGACGGCCTCCGGATGGGCTACAGCTTCGGTCGGCTCCGTTACGGTGATCCGCGAGGATTACAAAAACGCGGCGAGCAAGCGGCAAGGGCAGACGATATACGGCGCATGGGCTGCGGTCGATAGCGGATTGAACCGCTGCGGATTACGGGTCGCGGCGGAGGTTAACGCCAGCACCGTAAAGAAGGCGATAGGCGGGCACGGTAAAGCGGACAAGGACGAAGTCGCGGCGGGCGTGCGGCGGATTCTCGGATTGGCGGATGACTACGAGTTTGCGACGGACGATGAAAGTGATTCGGCAGCGATTGGACTAACGTACCTTATCGAAAAGGGGCTGATTGATACGTGACGGATCGGCTGTATGACCGTTTGTATTACGCCCTTCTCCGCCAGCGCGACGAGCTGCGGTATCAAGTCGAGATGCAGACGAAATGGCTAGCGGAGAAGCAGGCGAAGTTGGCCGACGTTGAAGCGAGAATCGCCGAATATGAACGGAAAGGCGGCGACTAACGTTGCTTATCGTTTATTATTCGCTAACCGGTAATGTCCGTCGTTTTGCGCATAAACTCGGCCGGCCCACCGCGCTGTACGAAATAACGAGCAAGAGCGCTATTGTTACGGAGCCGTTCGTTCTAGTTACGCCGACGACCGGCTTCGGGCAAGTACCGTTCTCAGTCGCGGAGTTTGTCCGGAATAATAGCGACTTACTCCGCGGCGTGGCGGCGAGCGGCAATCGTAATTGGGGGGTTAATTTCGGACGGGCCGGCGAGTTAATTGCGGAACAATACGGCGTACCGCTGCTATTGCGGTTTGAATTATCGGGAACAGACGAGGACGTACAGAAATTTATAACGGAGGTTGAGCGGCTATAACGAATCACATCGAATTAAACAACGAAATTATGCAGCGCGACGAGTCCGGATGGTTCCGGCTTGACCGTGACCAGGCAGCAATTGACGCATTCTTAGCGGAGGTAGTGGCGAGCACGAAGAAATTCCGCCACGATCCGGACAGATTCCGCTGGCTTGTTAGAAACGGATACTATTACGATGCATACTCGCAGTATGACGAGGAAGATATCGCCGAAATCCACCGTTTATGTTATTCGTACAACTTCCGATTTGCGTCATACATGGCCGCGTCCAAGTTTTACAAGGACTACGCGCTAAAAACGGACGACAAGGCGCAGTATCTCGAAGATTACGAACAGCACGTCGCAATCGTAGCGCTATATCTCGGACAAGGTAGCTTCGCCCTCGCCGAACGTTTTGCCCGCGCAATGATGGAACAGCGGCTACAGCCCGCAACGCCTACGTTTATGAACGCGGGACGGGCGAAACGCGGCGAGATGGTATCGTGCTTTCTACTCGAAATGGACGATTCGCTAAATTCGATTAACTACGTGCTTGGTACGTGTATGCAACTTTCGAAGATTGGCGGCGGCGTGGCGGTCAACCTATCGAAACTACGGGGACGCGGCGAGCCGATTAAGGGCGTAGAGGGCGCGGCAAAAGGCGTCATGCCCGTTATGAAGCTGATGGAAGATGCGTTCTCGTACGCTGATCAAATGGGACAACGAAAAGGTTCCGGCGCGGCGTATTATAACGTTTTCGGATGGGACGTACTCGAATTTCTCGATTGTAAGAAGATTAATGCAGACGAAAAAACGCGGATCAAAACGTTAAGCATCGGGTTAATTACGCCGGCAAAGTTCTACGAATTAGCATCCGGAGATCAGCCGTTATATGTATTCGGACCGTTCTCCGTATATAAAGCGTACGGACGGCACCTCGACGACATGAGCATGACGGAAATGTACGACGAATTGGTTGCGAATCCTGCCGTTAAGAAGCGTCAAGTCGGAACAGCACGCGAAATGCTGGAACGGATCGCAGTAACGCAGTTACAGTCGGGATATCCGTACATTGCAAACGTAGATAATGCGAACGAACAGCACGCGCTCGGCGGACTCGGACGTATCAAAATGTCGAACTTATGTACCGAAATTTTCCAGTTACAAGAGACGTCGACCATTGCGGACGAGGGCGAAGAAGGCACCGAATATCGTCGCGACATTTCGTGTAATCTCGCTAGTCTTAATATCGTCAACGTAATGGAGTCCGGTAAACTACGCGAATCAGTACATGTCGGTATGGACGCGTTAACGGTCGTATCGGATTTATCGCGGATACCTAACGCACCAGGCGTCCGTAAAGCTAACGCGGAGTTGCATTCCGTAGGGCTCGGCGTCATGAACCTTAACGGATTCCTCGCGAAAAATAAGATTCCGTACGAGTCCGAGGAGGCCCGCGATTTCTGCCGGACATTCTTCGCGGCGATGAACTTTTATTCGTTGGAAGCGTCGATGCAGATTGCGAAAGAGCGCGGCATTACGTTTAAAGGGTTCGAGCAATCCGATTATGCCAGCGGTAAGTATTTCGAACGTTATACCGCGGATAACTATTGGCCTATGACTGATAAAGTGCGTTCCCTTTTCGCTAATATTCCGCTACCGTCTGTTGCAGATTGGAGATACTTAGCGTCGGCAGTCAAGCATTTCGGACTCTATCACGCTTACCGCTTAGCCATCGCCCCAACGCAGTCTATCTCGTACATTCAAAACGCCACATCATCCGTTATGCCTATCGTAGAACATATCGAAACGCGTACGTACGCCAACGCTACGACATACTATCCGATGCCGTTCCTTTCTCCGGAGAATATGTTCGTTTATAAGTCGGCGTACAATATCGATCAGTTTAAGCTTATCGATTTAATCGCGGAGATTCAGCCGCACATCGACCAGGGGATTTCGACGATACTCTACGTCAACTCCGACGTAAGCACGCGGACGCTCGGCCGGTTATATGCGTACGCCAATTATCGCGGACTTAAATCGCTATACTATACGAGAACGCAACGGTTGAAGCCGGAAGAATGTACGAGCTGCGCAATCTAACGAAAAATTAACGAAAGGGGGTCGCCATCAACGAATGAAATGTACAAATTGGAACGTGCCGGAGGATTTCGCTAATACGTTTTGGGATCAGAACTTAGCGCAGTTTTGGATCGATACCGAGTTCCCTATTTCGGACGATCTCGGCGATTGGAACGGACTTACCGAGGCGGAACGGACGGTGTACAAACGTGTACTCGCGGGCCTTACCGGACTCGACACGCAACAAGGCGGAGAAGGAATGCCGTTAATAGCGTTGCATACGGAGGACGGCCGGCAGAAAGCGGTAATGACGTTCATGGCGGCTATGGAACAGATTCACGCTAAATCGTACTCTACGATATTTACAACGCTGACCACTTCGGAAGATACAGCTTATTTACTCGATAGGTGGGCGCCGAATCAGCGGAATCTCAAATACAAAGCGGAGCGGATCGGTGAATATTACCGCGCATTGATCAAACCGGACGCAACGTTGTATGAGCGGTACATGGCGTGCGTGGCTTCGGTATTTCTCGAATCGTTTCTGTTTTATAGCGGGTTTTATTATCCGCTATATCTCGGCGGTCAAGGTAAGGTTACGACGTCGGCCGAAGTCATCCGCAAAATTATGATCGATGAAGCGATTCACGGACTGTTCGTCGGATACGTAGCACAGGGGATTTACGGAAGGTTGACGGAATCGGAACGAGAGCGCGCTGCCGCCGAAACGGACGAGTTGCTTGCAGACTTGCACGCGAACGAAGTCGAGTATACGCGTGATATTTACGGCGAAATCGGCCTTGCCGACGACGTTATGCGATTCGTTGAATATAACGCTAACCGTGCGTTGATGCAGCTCGGACTTGAACCGGCGTTCACTCCGGAACCTTACTCCGCAATTGTGGCGAACGGCATCGACACAGGAACGCGTAATCACGATTTCTTCTCGCAAAAGGGCGATGGCTATGTTATGGCGCTAAATATCGAGCCGATGACGGACGCGGATTTCGTATTCGAAACGCCGGTGCTGCGAAAAATTTAAGCGGAAGATACAAGAAAAGTGACGTAGTAATGTCCCAATTCCGCGAAAACGTGTACTTACTATAGTGTAAGGCCGACTACACAATGCGAAAGGAGTCGATTGTATGGAAGAAACGAAAGTTGACGTAATGTCGGGCTTTGACGTACTCAACACGCTAGGCGGCGGAACGGTTACGGATATAGCGGATTGGGTCGTCCTCGTCAAAGTATTACTGTTTCTAACGGCTTTAATAGCGCTTTTACTCGCACATATTATAGAGGATGTACCTACCGGAATTGTAGGAGCCGTCGCGTTATTGGTGTTAATTTTCTTCGCAATCTCCGGCGTCGGTGAAACGGAAGTTCCCGAACCGGTCCGCTACGAAATCACGGTTAAGGACGGACACGTTATCGATGCCAGCCGATGGAATATCGTCGAGCAGCGCGGGCAAATTTACGTCATTGAAGAACGGAAGGTGAGCGAATGATTACGTATAAATGTCCGGAGTGTAATTTGATTAGCGGACAAGCTCGGTGGGATGCGGCTACGGCAGCGAAGTACGGAACGGACAAGCTCGTACTGATTAGTGAAAAAGAGTCGGAAAGTGCCTCGTTCGTCTGCCCCGAATGTCGAGTAGAATCGGATGGTTGCGGAATAAAGGCAGAAGTCAACGGGTTAAACGAACAATGTAGCGTAGCCGTAAAAATCCGTAAGCTTTCCGAACACGCCCGCATCCCAACGTACGGTACCGCCGGCGCCGCTTGCTTCGATCTATACGCGGCCGAGGACGCAATAATCGCGCCTGGCGAAACAAAGACCGTCGGGACCGGTCTTTCGGTTGAAATTCCGGACGGATACGAGCTGCAGATACGGCCACGGTCGGGGATTTCGTTAAAGACGAAGCTGCGTGTTGCTAATTCGCCAGGCTGCGTAGATAGTGATTTTCGCGGCGAGGTTGCGGTGATTTTCGATAACATAGCGGTGACTTACAACGAACTCTTTCCGTCAGTGGCTACGTTAGACGGCGGACTTGAATACGATGGCTTTGGTCAATATCTGTTTAATACGTACCTAATCCGCCGCGGCGACCGAATCGCGCAAGCCGCCGTCGTACCGGTTCCACGGGTACAATTCGTAGAAACTGACGAGGAATTGACGAATACGGTACGCGGAAACGGCGGCTTCGGGCACACCGGAACAAATTAACGAAGGAGGCCGCAAATTGAACGTTAAATTAATCGCACACACAGCGTTATCAGCTGATTTCTATAACGAAGTTCGTGGAACAATCGGGATAGGCGGAGACGGGCGAAACGAACGAGCCGCCGTCGCACTAACCGCCATCCGAACGTGCTACTCGCCGCTTAAGCCGACCGAAATCGTTCCGGCCGAGGGCGATAAATACTTCGGATCGGCCGCGGCAGACGGCGAAGGCGGCACGGAATCTGACCGATTGTTCCGGCACATTATCCGCAGCAAGCATACGTCTACGCTCGAACATATCACGTACACGTTCGCGGTAGAACATGTTTCTCGCTCCTTACTCGCACAATTAACACGTCACCGTCAGTTTTCGTTCAGCGTACAGAGTCAGCGGTATGTCCGTTTCGGTTCCGGCGACAAGTCCGGCGGATTCGATTATGTTACGCCGGATTCGCTGGACGGTAAGACGGTTCCGAGTAATGACGACGAAGATTACTACGTTACACTGTTGGCATCGGAAATTTACGAATCAGCCATGCAGGACGCACAGTATGCGTACGACCGACTCCGTAAAGCTGGCGTGCCCGCCGAAGATGCCCGTTACGTCCTACCGAACGGTGTAACATGCAATCTCGTTATGACCGGCAACCTCCGCGCATTCCTCGAATTTTACGGTAAGCGGAAGCCTGGCGCCGGCGCGCAATGGGAAATCGCGGAATTAGCCGAACGTGTCCGCGAAGAAATAACGAAGGTTGACGAATGGGTAGCGCCATTTTTCGAAAATTAAAACACGGGAGCGAAAACCGAAGGAGTGACGTAATTATGACGAAATCACTTGCGGAGAAGATTGCAGAATTGGACGCCAAGCGCGCGGAGGTCGCGGCGTTGGAAAAGGAAGTAGCTACGGGCATTGTGGGCTCGCTAGTATGCGTTACTGGTGAAGGTTATCACGGGGATATAAAAATCGGAACGATAGTAAAAGTTTTAGAGATAGACCACGACTATGAAGAATATCCGTATAAATGCGAATTACTAGACGGTTCCGACTTTGACAGATTAAATATCGCTGAACTCGAATTCCTCACGCCCGAAGCCGCCCGCGCCCGCCTTATTGCCGACATCGACCGTCAACTCGCGGAGGCTTGCGGACAATAAGTAGCGTATATGCGCTGTTCATGGCGCTGGCGTGCGCATGGCTTACGGACGTAGATGCAACGACGACGGAACCGGTAGCAATCGTACAGGAGGCGGAAGAAACGACCGAGTCCGAATGGCTTACGTTTGAAGCTACGGACGAACAGGAGACGTGGCGCACTTTCACGGCTACTGCGTATACCGCTAACTGCCGCGGCTGCACCGGTATAACGAAAACGGGCATAGACGTCCGGCAGACGATAGTCGACGAAGAGGGCAGGCGTATCATCGCGGTCGATCCGCGCGTGATTCCGTTAGGCAGCCGAATCGATATTCGTATAGGCAGCGAAATAATCGAAGGCGTCGCAGAAGATATCGGCGGAGCAATTAAAGGCGCCCGTATTGACGTATTAATGGCGGATTACAGCGAAGCTGTAACGTTCGGGCGGCAGGACGTAGAGGTACGGATTATAAACGAAAAAGAAGCGGAGGAATGACGAATGAATACGATTGACGGACGTATGGCGGAAATTAATGACGCGGGCCTTTGGTTTAATACATACGAAGCCTTCGCGAAGAAGCACGGATACCCTGACGCGGCTGTGAGTTGGGATTACGACGATACTCGAAGGGAGCCGCAAAACGGCGATATAGTTACGTTACTAACGTCGGGCGCGCACCTGTCTCTGGGGATGTACGACGGAGATACGTTATGGATCGTAGAAGCCGCGAACGGCGAGCGTCATATTTTCAACGAAAAGGGGCTGCGTATATTGGGCGAAAAGTTGACGAATGTGTCGGTACTTAAGGACGAAGTCCTCGGCGTTGAGCGTGAGTATCGCGAGGTTAAGCGGAAAGCGGCGGTCGGTGAGCGGATTAAGATCGTAAGCCCGTGGGGAGCAGGCGGTGCATACGCCGAAGGTGACGTATTAACGGTAAATCGCTTGTGGATCGATAATTGCGTGGAGTGTGACGCTGCTGTATCCGGCAGTAACTGGGACGGAATGATTACGGGTGACGAATATGTCGTCCTCGAACCGACCGATATCGTCCGCATCGACGGCGGAAGGTATCGTTTGGTCGAGCGGAAGGCTGCGAAGGGCGATCGTATTGTGTTCGTTGCGGATTGGAGCACGGCCGGAAGCGCTAACCGTTCGATAACTGCGGGCAAAATTTACGAAGTTTATGCCTCGGATCATGACGGTGGTGGGTTTAAATGTGACCGAGGATCTGAGCGCTGGCAGTATATCGGTAATAAGCCGAAATCGTACGTTCTTGAGCCGGTATCAGCCTATTCGTCCGACGGCTACGCTTCAAGTGACGGCTACGCTTCCGAAGATGCCGCATTAATCGTCCTGCAGCGTGAAATCACTGGGCTGAAACGTCAGCAAGCTGATTTCCAACGTTGGCAAGCAGAAGCGAGCCGTCAGCAATCGGAAGCCGCCGCGCAGATTGACGGACTGACCGACGCCGTTGCGAAATTGACTACGAAACTTTACGGTAAGTCCTCGGACGTTTCCGTAATCGACGAATTTGCGACGGCCACGACTCGTGACGAGATTATCGAACGTGCGAAAGCGGACGTGGCGGATTTGACTCAATGTAACGGCGGTCTTTACGCGTGGTTGAGCGGTGTCGGACATGTTACTGTGGGGTTTGTCGTCAACAGGGAGAAACGAACCGTTGTAGCGTTATTACGTCGAGCTTACATTAGTCAAGACGAGGCTCGTGCGCGCGGTATCGCCAAGTGTGCGCCAGGCGACTGCTTCAACGTATGGCTCGGTAAAGCCATTGCGCTCCGCCGTGCATTGGCGTTGCCAATTCCGTCCGAATACGTTAACGCACCGCAGCCGACGGAGCCGCGCGTTGGTGATATCGTAACCGGAGGTGAACGAGAAGGTGCGTTTTATGGCTCAGACAAGCGTTTCATACTCACGTCAAAGCGCGGCGAGACTTCCTTCCGTTACACTAATGGCGGAGAGGATTGGATCTACCGTGGACAGATCGGAACCGTTATCGACGACTCCGATCGGGAGGTGTCCGAATAATGACGTTAATTAAGTGGTCAAATACGTGCGATTGTTGCGGAGAGTATGTGAAGTCTCCGTACTCATTCCGTCATGAGGACGTTTGGTACAGCGGACATAAGCGTTGCATGGGAGCGCCTATGATTCGCAAGCTATCGCCAAGTTTCCCGCCGATCGCGCTATGTGGCCGGCTCCGTTCCGGCAAAGATACGGTCGCCGAATACCTTGCCGAGCGTTACGGCTACGTCCGGTTCGCGTTCGGTGACGAAATAAAGCGGTTCGCTAACGAATTGTTTCCGGACGAATCCGCTGCCGGACGGAAGCCCCGCGAATTGTACCAATGGTTCGGGCAGACGATGAGGCAACGAGATCCGGACGTATGGGTGCGGAAGTGTTTCGATACGATTAAATATAGGCATTATTTCCCGTTAGCAACCGCCTTATCTCCGCCGGTAATCACCGACCTCCGCCAGCCAAACGAGTTTGCTCGGTGCCGCACGGAAGGCTTCGTAATCATCCGCATTACTCGACCGGAACCAGCGCGAATAGCCGCTGCGTCCGCTACCGACTCGTTCACGGCGGCGGACTTGCGGCATGAAACGGAGCAGCATACGGACGGGTTCGCCGTCGATTACGAAATTGCGAACGACGGGACGCTGGCGGAGTTGTATGCGAAGGTTGACAACTGCGTTAGCGCTATGTGCTCGGCGGCGTAAATAAAAACGACTCTACCGCATAGGCAACGGCTAGAGTCGTAAATAACGTTAAGCTTCCGGACTTGCATCTTCGCTAACAAACACGAACCACCCGTCCTGCTCCGCCGCAAACACGTAGCGGCCGCGTTTCGGTTCGAGCTGCGTCCGGTTAAAAAATCGTCCGGCCGAAATATACCCGCGCTTATCAACGTTTGCCGCCGTCGGGTCGGCCGGATTCGCGGCGGGCTTTATCGCAATAGCACGTTCGGCCGCGGCGTATCCGAGCGCGACACGGTTCCCGGCATCAAGTCCGTACATTTTAACGATATCCGACGATAGCCGCAGCCGCTTTTGCGCGTCGGTCGCTACGTAGAGGTTGACGAGCGGGATTTCTTCGATATTAAAGCGTAGAGTTTCGTTTGCCACACGCACACACTCCGATCAATTAACGGTTTTACAACGATAAATCGTCGAGATTGTAACGATATTATAACAGGAATGGGAGGCGGTTTCCATCGGAAACACATCGTTTAAGTACGTAGAGTTGTTCGCAGGTATCGGAGGTTTTCGTCAAGCGTTGGACGCGCTGGGCGGCGAGTGCGTATTCGCGAGCGAGATTGACCCGTTCGCGACGCGAGCGAGATTGACCCGTTCGCGACGCGAGCGTATAAGGCGTTGTACGGAGATAAGGACGGAGTTTGCCCGGAATTGCACGGCGATATAACCGCGGTAGAGGCGCGCGACATTCCGGATCATGACGTATTAGTAGGCGGATTTCCATGCCAGGCGTTCAGCGTCGCAGGACAGCGTAAAGGATTCGAAGATACGCGCGGGACTTTATTCTTCGAAATCGCACGAATTGCAGATGCGAAGCGTCCGCGGCTAATGCTGCTAGAAAACGTAAAGGGACTGTTGTCCCACGACGGCGGTAATACGTTCGAAACGATGTGCGCGGCGCTTAACGAAATCGGTTACGCGGTCGACTTCCGCATTCTTAATAGCAAGCACTTTGCCGTACCGCAGAATCGTGAGCGCATATTTATCGTCGCTGACCGCGACGCAGCGGACGAACCGTGGGCGATACAGCCGAAGGCTAACGATGTTGTAACGAAGGCTAAACGAAGGGTGGCGGCTCTCGGTATTAGAACGTTCAATTTCGATTGGCCGACGGAAGGCGACATAACGGTGCGATTGCGTGACGTGTTGGAAACGGACGTTGACGAAAAATACTACTTGTCCGAAGAGAAAACGGCGAAGTTACTGGCGCAGCTTAGTGAACGTAATCATCACGTTGAGCCTTGCGTTAATGATCGCGGATCATTACGTGTTAACCTCGAAGGAGTTTCGAATGCGTTGGATGCCAGTTATTTTAAAGGGTTAGATAATCATGCGCAGCGTACGCATGTGATCGAATACTCACGTAAAACGGGTATTGGCCGCGAACTAGAGCAGGCACACTGTTTATCTGCGTCGGACTGGCGAGGGCTTAATCGTAATCAAGCGCAAACAGCCTTGTTAGAAGTCCGTCCGGTACTCACGCCTGACCGTGAAGAGAAAGCTCAAAACGGACGCCGTTTTAAAGATGACGGAGAGGAATCGTTTACACTTACGGCGCAGGACAAGCACGGCGTTGCTATCGGAACATTCCCTCGTTACCGCATCCGTAAATTAACGCCGCTAGAATGCTGGCGACTACAAGGATTCTCGGACGCTGCGCATGATACCGTTAAAGCCGCCGGCGTATCCGATTCGCAACGTTATAAGCAAGCGGGGAATGCCGTCACTCGTAACGTAATCGCGGCAATAGGCAAGCCGTTGATTGAACGTTTAGATACGAAATTTACCGTACAGGAGGCGGCATAACATGACGTGGAAAACGATTGATTCCGCACCTAAAGACGGAACTTGCGTACTCGTATACAACGATGACGGTTGTGTTTACGCAGCAGAATACGATGACTATTTCGGAAAGTGGCGTTTCCCTTCCGCCGATCAACATGGCTGCGGATGCTGTAGCGGCGATGGCGACGCACCTACGCATTGGATGCCTTTACCCGAAAAACCAACGGAGGTGTCCGAATAGATGGACTTGACGAAGCAAACTCGGAAATACACGGAGAGCTATACGCTTTCTACGGCGGCCGGCGTTAAAGCGCTGCTCCGCGACCGGCATCGGATTGCGGCACGCCGATTCAAGGGCGATACGGCGGCGTCCGACATATTGATCGATTTACACTCCGCTATCAATTCCGCCGGCTTAACGGATCGGCAAACGGAGGCGGTGGCGTGGGTGTACGGAGTGGACGTGACGCAAGCGGAGGCGGCCCGGATTATGGGGATTACGCGAGAAGGCGTAAAGAACCTCGTAAATGAAGCGGTAGAACGTGTCGCTGCGGTTTATGAACGTTGGGAATACGGCGAGGTTACGGTAGAAGGCGAAAGCCCGTTCGAAATCGGAAAGGTGGCGGCTTAATGGCGGAAACATACACAGAAAGATTCGCGGCACTAGTTACGGAAATCGTCGCAAACGTAAAGGGGCGTAAAACATGCGATAGCTTACGTTATGCTTACGGCGGGGTCGGTTATGATCTCGTCGACCGGTCGCAGCGTATGGCGTTAATTGAGCGCGTGGCGGATGGTTATATTAAGGCGCACGCCGACGTAAACCAAGCGACACTAGACGCGTGGAGGGAGCGAGGCTGTAACGGAGAGAGGCCGTCGCCAATTTCGCTGGACACTGCGCTAATTGAACGTTTAACTGACGCAATCCTTGACGAAGAATTGACGGACCCGAATCCGTACAAAGTTTCACACGAAGAGTACCCGTTCATGTCCGATAGGCAGCTCGACCTCCGCCGCGACCGTGAAACCGGATTGAAAGCGGTAGAGGAAACGGGCATGGACGGCCGCGATTATCGGAAGCCAACGAAGCGCCGCCGGACGAATTACGAAAATTGGCACGTAGACCATCATGCGCGCGGTCGGAACAAAGAACGCCAGCGTCAGTATGCGAAAGATACGGCGGCCGGACCGGTCTCTTACGGAAGAAGCGCCGCGGAGTTTGTTACGGCCGCGTCCGTTGCTAAAAAGTGGAGAGAGCGGTTAAGTCTCGTTTATTAATCCAATAACTACCGCCTCATTACGGTCGTGCATAGCGCTATAATCGTATTGAGGTGGTTTTTATGTTTGTTGAACCGATGTTACTCGGAAAGCGCGAAGAACCGTTCGACGACGATCGTTATATTTTTCAGCCGAAAATCGACGGCCATCGGTTAATATTATCGCGTACAGCCGGACAGGTGCGCTTATATACACGTCACAACAACGACGTGACACTTCAATACCCGGAGTTGCATAACGTTCCGGTCGATGGCGATGTTGATGTCGTTTTAGACGGCGAAGTCGCCCGGATGGATGAAACGGGCTGGATCGACTTTGAAGCGGTCATGGAGCGGTTCCGTCTTACGAAGCAGGAGCGAATTAGCGAGGCCGCACGTACTATGCCGGTACATTATTACGTGTTTGACGTGCTGCATTACAACGGGGAGGACGTGCGGGGATGGCCGCTTACGGATCGATTAGCGTTGTTATCGGATATTACGTCGTCAAATCCGCATTACTCCAATGTGCTGACGGTGCCGGGTGCGGGGATTGCGTTATTTAACACGGTAAAGGAACGCCGGTTAGAAGGTATCGTAGCAAAGCGTAAGAGTAGCGTATATGTAGGGCGGCGGTCGGAAAATTGGCTAAAGATTATCAATTACGAGTACGCCGACGTTCATATTGCGGGTTATCGTAAAGGTGATTTCGGATGGTTGGCGCACATAGACGGACGGCCCGCGGGCGTTATCGAGTTGGCGGTACCGGCTGCGCATAAAAAAGCGTTTTACAACGTTGCTCGTACGCTCGTGACGGGCGAGGACAGGAATTTTGTTTACGTCCAGCCGCGGATAAAGGCGCGCGTCCGGTTCCGGAACTACTATAAGAGCGGAATGTTACGTACGCCGGAGTTTGTTGAATTTGTATTGTAGCCATCATGTATATTATTATCCCGAACGTTTGGAAATATAATAAGCCGCAGGGATGCTTTCCCATACGGCTTAGAATCAGATTACCGTAGTATTCCAATTTAATCAACGGTCTCTAACGAACAAATCTGCCGATCCTCCGTAGGGTCGGTTTTTATTTACGCTTCGAATCCCGCACCTTCAATATCCCGGATCGGGAACCATTCACCGTCAACCATAAAGCGCTTATTGATCGGGTCTACTCGATCCACAACCCCGACTATCTGTAAATCCTCAAATGGATGATACATTTTTATTGCAATTAGCCTGCGCTGCTGCATCGACTCGTAAACGATCCTTGATATATCCTGCCATTCCTGGTCATCAAGCTCTATCCGCTGGCGGCGTTTGAGCTCTTTAAAATTTTCGTTCAACGCAATCTTATGCTCCGGCAGCATCATCCGGGACGATTCCCAAAATCCGTTGCCCGTCAATTTCTTAGAGTCCTTCGTTAACATAGCGTTTTCCCTCCTTGGCCTTAACGCTAATTATACGAGAACACACGTTCGATTTCAATTAGTCGGCGTACGTAAATTTGCAATTTTCGATCATAAAATGTTCAGACGTTCCGTCCTTGTTTCCGATAATTACCGTTTCGTCCGTTACTTCCGCAATCCGGCCGCTGCCGATCAATTCGCCGTCCTGGAACGCTAGAATCGTAGTACCGTCGAGTTTAGCCGTATGAAAATGGATCGGAGCAGTCAGCTGGCGGAAGCCGGCGTATTTTTTCTTCGTCATAGTACGTCACCTCAACGGAATTATTCGACAAATTGGCGGAAATTCCTTTATGTCCGTACCATTTTACGCGGTTTCAAGGCTATACGTTATAGACACGTTGCTTCTCCGTGAGGCGGCGTTCTTATTTTGCGCTAAAACGCATATAGCGGCATATACTCCGCTTCTTAGCGCTCGAAAAGGAGCGTAATAAACCGAATGTCCAACGTAATTGATACGTCAACAGGAGAAATCATAGACGAAGTAAATGCGCGTCATTTTCGGAACAGCACATCGGAGGCTCAACGCGTTGTAATGGACGTTCAGCCTGGCGATCAAGTTAACGTAGGCAAGCCGAAGAAATTCGCCCGCGCCGCCGAGTTTACGATGGTATTCCACGGCAGTACGCGCGAGTTAGTCCGTTCGAAGGCGTTAAGTGACGATGAAAAATCGCTGCTATTTTCGTTACTCATATACCTTGACTACGACCAATATGTAAAGGACGAAGAGCGGTTCTTCTTCAACGTTAACCGAGCGGCGGAGTTGATGGGATGGTCGCGACACCGTTGCGGACGGGTACTCGAAGCGCTCCGGAAACAACGGCTGATAGGCGTTACAAGCGTCGGCCGCGCGAAATATTACATGCTAAATCCGGCGTTCATTTACCGCGGCGATACGTCGGGGCACGAGTCAGCCGTTAAACTATTCGAACAGGCCGCGGTCGATGACGAGTGAGAACGGTTCTAATGGAATGCCAGCGTACCATTAATGGAATGCTAGCGTACCATTAGAATTCCCGCGAAGCCGCACCGTTACGCGATTTCGGGCATTTTCGCCTTCTTATCCCAAGGAAAACGAAAACAAACGAAAGTAATCGCGTCGTCGGCTTCGCCTTCCTAGCGAACAAGTTCCGCGGCAAAAACGGCCTTGATACTTGTAATATCGGATACGTCATACTTTAATCGTACGATAGGAGCTTACGTATAAGGTATTCCGACGACGCGGCAGCGGCGGAGGACAAGGAGGCGTAGCCGACACGTAAGGCTCTTTAGCTCGCGTCAAGTCGATACGACTTATCGATGAGCCTTTCATTTGTTCCCGTCAATGCTTTGCATTGTTCGCGAACCTACGTAATACACACCGTACGGTACCGATAGGCTACCGTTGTAACCTTCGCAATTAACGTAGCGTTCTACGTTGCTATTATAGTAGCGATATTTTACGTAGGGATTACGAAGGGTTACGGAGGTAATGGCGTAACGGTGACGGAGGGAATAGCGTTCGGTTACGAATGGGTAACGAAATGATTACGATACATTTGCAGCGCGGCTCTGACCGGACGGCCTTCGGAAACTCACGGGGTCGGACGTAGACTAACGTCTAATTCCGTCTATTTCGTTTGTACTATTACGTATATTTGGCGGGTGAATCCCGGATGGTAGCGGTCGATAGCTGACGTGGAACGGTAAGAATGGCGTAACGGTGCGGGTTGGCAGCGATTGAGGCTGCGGAGTACTACTTCGTAAAATACGGATTTTGTGAAGTAGTACTTCGTGCTTTAACGCACGAAAGCGTCGCCCCCAACGGGTACCCGCGCAGGCGGTTCGGTAACCGTAAATAGTTAGCGTACAATTTTTTAAACTCAATACGTTAAGGAGGCGTTAGCAATTACGAAACAATGCGCAACATGTGGCGGAAGCGTACCTGACGTTAAATTTTCCCGTAATCATAAGCATTGCAATCGGTGCCGTAGCGTAAAGTCGCGCACATACATAGCGGAGTATCAACGTAAACGACGTGCTTCGTTAACCGAAGAGGAACGCGAGGCAGAACGTCAGAGAACGCGTAAATACCGCGAAGAGAATCCGCACTTAACGTTCTTTACTACATCGCGTTACCTGGCGAATAAAGCCGGTGTTGCTTCCGACTTAACGCAGGAGGACGCTTACGACATATATTACACGGCTGACGCTTGCTCATATTGCGGAAGAACACCGGAGGAAGCAGCCGAAAAACGATCGTTCAGTATCGATCATATTATCCCGATGATACAAGGCGGTCCGAACAGCCGCTGGAACCTTACGAAAGTATGTAACGGTTGTAACTCGTCAAAAAGCTCCGCCTCGCTCGCAGACTTCCGTAGCCGGACGCCGGAGTTTACGGATGAACGTTACCAAGCGGTAATCTCCGCAATGGCTACGTTATCCGGTAAGTCGCCGGAATACATTGACGAATTGTTAACGCAATCGGCCGAATTTGAAGCGGCATACCAGCGTGAGCGGGCACGGATGGAGTCGTTGCTCGCCGCATAACGATTTCACCGGCACTCGCCCGGTAAATTAGCCGTTCTAAGCGCTAGCTGGTATGAACGGTCTATTTGCGTAACCAAACGCTAATATCACGATAAAAACACGAAAGGAGGACGTACAATGTCCGAGGCAAAACGGAAGAGGCTCGAAGCACGATTAGACGGCAGGCAGCGGGTCGCGGCATTGGCATGCGTTGAACGCGAATTTGCCGCCGAAGCCGACCGGAAAACGTTCGACATCATTGCAGAAGAAGCCGGAGTCTCACGTAACACGCTTTACGAATGGCGGACGCAGAACCGTGCATTCATCGATTATATGAACGCTATTTCCGACGATTTCCTTGCCGGTAAGCGTGCGGTTGTATATCGGAGGCTTATGCAGCTTATCGATAGCAGTCAGCCGTCCGTTAAGGCGATCGACCTGTATATGAAACGCGAGGGCTTAATTACGGCGAAAGTTGAAGTCGATACGAAGGAGTCCGGATCGTTACCGAAATCGAACGATGAGTTAGCGTCCGAATTGGCGGAACTGGACGCGTTATTGAACGAAGATAAATAAAACAACGTTTAGGAGGTCGGCGGAGTGGCGTGGATTGACGGCGAATGGCTCGGACGTGAAGCGCGCGCCGACCGTATCGAGCTCGTCACGGAACGGGCGAAGAAACTCCGGACGCTAATCGAAAAGGGCCGGGCGACGGACTATCACGTTGAATCGTACCGGGCGTCAGTGGCGGAATTAAAACGGCTCGTCCGGATACACCGCGGCGAGGTTGATGTCGCTTATTTTACGTATGAATACCTATCCGACGGCGGCAACGCGGATAACGACGACAATATCATACGGAACGCCGACGACGGGCGGCAGCACGACGAACTCGCGGATATAGCGCATATCCATCGCGAGTTTTTTGATTTATGCGATTACGTCAACGAGACGGAGCGGAACGCTAGGTTAGCGATAGCGGCGGCCCGCGGACATTCGAAATCCGGTATGTTTTCGAACAGTTTTCCGCTGCATCAAATTGCATACCGGCGGCGGCATTATATTCTCGTCATATCGGAAACGGACGGGCTGGCGAAGAAACTAATCGGATGGGTCAATAAGCAACTTAAATTTAACGCTAAGTTCCGTGAGGACTTTGGACCGTTATTGAACGAAAAGAACACGCAAAATGAACGCGACAACGAAGAGGCGTTTATTACGGCGTCGGGCGCGCTGGTTGAAGCGTCATCGTCCGGCAAGCAACTCCGCGGTAAGCGTCACGGAAGCCGGCGGCCGGATCTCGTTATCGTCGACGATCCCTCATCGCAGAACAACGAAGGCACGAAGGAAGCACGGGAAAAGCTCGTACACTGGTTTAACTCCGTTGTCGTACCTATTGGTACCGCCGGTACAGCGATTATTCTCGTCGGCACGATGGTAAGCGCGACAGGCCTGCTGAATCACGTATTGAAGCGGAGGGACTTCAAGTCATCGTTTCATGGCGCTGTTATACAAGAACCGGATAATCCGAAGCTATGGGACGAATACCTCGAAATTTACGGGCGCGCCGAGGATATGGCGGAAGTGGACGAGTTTTACGAAGCGAACCGCGAAGCGTTAGAAGCCGGCGTGAAATTAGCGTGGCCGTGGCGGTGGACGTATCGGGCGCTCATGCACGAAAAGTTTAACATGAAAACGCGCGCATTCAATTCGGAATTCCGGAATTTGGCGTTTAGTGAGGACGAGCAATTCTTCTTCCCGGAGAATTTCAGCAAGTACCGTTATGAGTACGAAGGCGAGCGGCGGTTTATTCGATACGAGGATATGCGGATACCGGTCGAAGATTTAACGATAAGCGGCGCGTGGGATATAGCGCTCGGAAAGAACGCGCGGAGCTGTTATAACGCTGTCGTTACCGTCGGCCGCTACGAAAAGACCGGTCACATTTTCGTGCTTGACGTTTACGCATCGAAAGAGCCGGCGCACGTTTATATCGATTTAATTATCGAGAAAATGCGGCAATGGCGGTATCATATCTTTTCGGTCGAGACGATTAACGCGCAGCACGAATTTTATCGGCAACTACAAGAAGCGGCGCGGAAGGCCGGAATCACGCGGACGAAAATCAACGATGTGAAGTCGTATAAATCGTCAAAAGAAGATCGGATCGAATCGCTCGAACCGCTGTGTCACAATAAAACGCTGATATTTAACGATAGCCATACGATACTGCTCGATCAAATGGCGCAGTATCCGTTCGGCGATTTCGTGGATGCGATTGATGCGCTGCAGCTTTCGGTTGAACACGTTGCGCGGGCGAAGAAGGTTGTACGGAATAAGCCGGCGATGTTTTATCGGTAAAATTACGATTGATTATTAATATTCAACGAAAGGAGGACGTTAATTGAGTAAGCTCTTTATACCAGGCGCGCAATACCCGCCAGCCGCCGATATCGAACGGCTCGCGAAGTACCAACGGGCGCGCGCGATATTTGACGGGCGGCTATACGACGTTTACGAACGCGCGACGGACTTGCTCCGCGATACGCCGGCCGCGCCGCAGCTAGCGAAGCTGTATATCGCCGTCAACTTAATGGACGTATTGATATCGAAGCCGGCCGATTTAATGGTCGGCGATCCGCCTACGTTTGAGTCCGGTAATCCCGACAACTCGGCTGAACAGGCCGCGCTTAACCGCATTATCGAGGAAAACGATATTGTCCAGCTCATACACGAAACGGTAACGGGCGGCGGTATCCGTGGCGACGCGTGGTTTAAATCGTATTACGCGGTACGGCAGGACTTTTCAGCGCTCGCGGCTGCTAATCTTCCGATACCCGACGTTGATCCGGAGCCAATAATCGAAGCGGTCGACGCAAACTACGTTTTCCCGGAACTCGCCCGCGGTAGCCGGAAGAAATTCAGCGCTATAAATATCGCTTACGTCGAATGGGTTGACGAAGGGAAGGACGAGGTTCCGTATCTTAATGTTGAGCGACACCTGCCCGGATATATCGTATATGAGCGCTATAAACTGACGGCCGCCGGCGTTGATAATTCGTACGGCGTACCTATTCCGACTTTTACGATTGGCGACGCCATGAATACCGGCCGCGAAACGGACGTAATCGAAACTGGCGTTAACCGGCCGCTCATTTTCCACGCTCCGTATAAAACGGTTGACGACGATTGGCGAGGGATAGGCGGAATCGAAAAGTTAGAATCCGTATTAGCCGCGATTAACGACCGCATCGTACAAATCGACTACATCCTATGGAAGCACTCGGACCCGATTGCCTACGGGCCTGACGATATAGGCGATGATGACGACAACGGTGGCAATGCGGTCCGGTGGGGCGGTAAATATATTCCGGTCGGCAAGGGAGATCAGACGCCCGGCTATATGACGTGGGACTCGCAGCTCGACGGCGCCTTTAAGGAACTCGATATGTTGCTGTCGCTCGTATTTATCCAATCGGAGACGCCGCAATGGCTATTCGGAACGGTCGTAGCCGGCGCGGACAAAGGCGGAACAGGTACGTCGCACACGGACGGAGCGGCGATTAAAGCCCGGTTTATGCCGATCTTGTCGAAGGTGAGACGGATTCGGACGCACATCGATAAGGCACTCCGCGACGCGTTATGGACAGCGATGGAACTTGAGAATTTTGCGAACGCCGACGTTGAGGGATTTACGAAGTACGAACCGATCTATCCGAAAATTAATTGGCGCGACGGAATTCCGAAGAATGAGAAGGAAGAGGCGGAAATATTCTCGATTCGAACGGGCGCTAAGCCGACAATCGATGTTCGCGGCGCCATTAAACGGATGGACGCGCTCGACGATCAGCAGGCGGACGCGGTTATCGGTCGGATTGCGAAGGACGAGAAGGCGGCGGGCTTCGTTGACAGTACAGTGTTTAACGAAGTGGTAGTATAATGGACGAACAACAAATTTCCGCGCTCGTCGCCGCCTATAAAGACGCAATCGAACGTATCCGGGCGGAACTGCTCCGTCTCGACTTGACGGACATGAGCCGCGCCAATACGAACGCCGCGCTCGCCGAGGTCGCCGGAATCTTAGCGTCGCTTAACGCCGAGTCAGCCGCGTGGGTGGCCGAGAATATTCCGGAGGCGGCCCGTTACGGCGTGGCGAAAACACTCGTCGACATTGGCGTAGCAGATTCGGTAAAATCTGCCGAAAAGATAGCGGAGTTTAACCGTATTAACCGCGATATGGTTGCGGCCGTCGTCGCCGATACGCAAGCCGATTTACTCGCCGTTACGCAGAACGTCGACCGGCGCGTTAAATCCGTTGTGCGTAAGGTGGCCGCCGATTCGATGCGGGCGAACATGGCTTCGGGAGTAAACGGTCGCCGGACGATTAGTCGCGAAATCTTATCCGGAATGCGGCGCGAACTCGGCACAGCGGTTGATACCGGTTTGATTGACGCGGCCGGACGCCGCTGGAAGCCGGACGTTTACGTTGATATGCTTACGCGGACAAAGATACACGCGACCAGCCGTGAGGCCGCCGTGAATGAAGCGATAAGTCGCGACGCTTTGTACGGAGTGATATCGAGACACGGCGCGACGGACGCTTGCCGCAAGTACGAGGGAATAATCGTAAAGCTAACGCCGGACGCACCGGGCAACTACCCGTATATTGGCGATCTTCCGCGCAACGAGATATTTCATCCGAATTGCCGACATAGCGTTACGCCTACGCGGCGACCGGAAACAATTACGGAGCCCCCTTCGTATAAAGAAAAAGAAGAGGCTGAATTTAAAGCCCGGCAGGAAAAGGTAACCGGAATTATTACCGATATGAGGGAAAACGGGATCAATTGGAAACCGGGATCAGCCGAGAGTCATTTGAAAAAACGGGTCAAAAAAGGTTATCTTCCAAAAGATTCAAATTTATCTGATTATGAAACTCGTATTTATGATATAATTAAAAATAAGTCAAACGACGTGTATGTCTATTCCTTGAAGCGATTCGACCAGGAATATTACGTTTTCGGCGATAAAAAATGGATCGCAATAGTCGGAGAAGATGGCGTTTTTGAAACCGCATTTCCTCCGGATTACTACTCTCGGTATTTATCTAAAAAAGACGGCTATACTCGGATAGGAACGATAAAGGAGTTGATGATCGATGGCTAATATTAAACAACTAATTCAAAACTACGGATTGGACGTAGACGACTTCGATATTAGTCCGTTCGAATCTATTAACTTGCTGCATACCCGGAACGAGATTCATTCGAGAATCGGCGAATTGTCCGGAAATGACCGTAGCGAACTACACAAATACGATATGCTATTGATCGAGAATGCCGGACGAATGTACAGTCATATTTCTAAAATTTACGATTTTGAAAATAGCGGCGAGCCATTAGCTAAGTGGTGGTGGCACCTCGATAAAGTCGCAGACAGAAAATTAAACGTTGAACTATAGCGTCACTCTGAATACAGAGGGCGCTATTTTTATGCCCATTTTTGACCGAACGTACACGTCGTAAAACTGCAACGGAATAATAGCGCGACGGCGCTCAATAAACGGAGGTATGACGAATGATTAACGAAGTTAAAACGCATAAATACCGCTTGGCGCTAAATTTACAGACGTTCGCGGAGGACCCACCGGTTAACCCACCGCAGGACCCGCCGGCAGAACCGCCAGCAACGGTAACGATGACGCAGTCGGAGCTAGACGCGCTCATCGCAAGGGAGAAAGCACGCGCTAAGAAGCCGTACGCCGATTACGACGATTTGAAATCGAAGCTTTCCGAATTTGAAGCGGCGGAAGAAGAACGTAAGAAAGCGGCTATGACGGAAGCCGAGCGATTACAGGCGGAAGTTGCAGCGGCGAAACAAGCGGCAGAAGAAGCGGAGACTGCCCGCAAGCAAGCGCTGGAAACGGCGAACCAACGCGCAATTAAAGCGGAATTTAAATTAGCGGCAGCTGGCGTGAATATCCGTAAAGATGCGATCGATGATGCGTTTTTACTCGTTGATAAGGCGGGTATTTCCGTTGACGACGGCGGTAACGTCGTAGGGATTGCGGATGCGTTGGCGGCGTTAGTCGCGGCGAAACCGTACCTCGTCGAGCAAGCGCCGGGTAAGCCGAAAACTATCGGAGAGCCGAATAATCCGGCTGCTGACGAGAGAAAAACGTTAGAGCAGCAATTGGCTGACGCAAAGAAACGTAAGGACTTTAGTAAAGTCGTAGAAATTTCGAATAAGATCGTTAATTTGAAGTAAGAGGTCAAGCGTAATAACTGCGCTTGGCTTTTTATTTTATACAAACAAACAAACAAACTCATTAAGGGGGAAATTTTCAATGCCAGCATTGACTTATGACTTTAAAGACCAAGTACGCCAACTAGAGGCGGGTATTTCACTAATTATCGACGACGCTCCAACACTTCTCGGTTTGGTCGGACTTGACGGAGAGTCGCTGTACCAAACGAAATACGAGTGGATGGGTGATAATCTCAATTCTAACCGCGCAAACGCACTGTCGGCAGCAACCGCAGCAGCAACGTCTATTACGGTAGCGATGGGCGACGGCGAGAAATTCCGCGTTAACGCTATCGTAGTGGCAGGCGAAGAGTACATGCAAGTAACAGCGGTTGCCGGTGACGTTATTACTGTTGTGCGTGGTTTTGACGGTACAACAGCGGCGGCAATTGCGGCAGGTGACGAAATCCGTATTGTTTCGCGTCCACAGCTACAAGGCGCTGGACCAGGCGTTGACGAGTCGCATGACCGTTACACAGAGTATAACTACACGCAGATTATCGAGCGTTATGCTTCGGTATCCGGTACGCAACAAGCCGTTAAGACGTACAACGTAACGAACGAGTTGGATTACCAAGTTCAACTACGTTTGAAAGAAATTTCGCGCGAAATGAATGATTGGCTGATTTACGGTCGCCGTATCCAAGGCCAGCGCAATGTACCGTCCACGACCGGCGGATTGCTTAACTTCGCGGGAATCAACGGTTCGGCAAAGGTGAACGCAAGCGGCGGCGAAGTGTCTCCGAAGCTGCTGAACGACTTGGCGGAACAAGTCTATCTGCGCGGTGGTGAGGTTAATACGATCATCACGAATACTGCTGGTGCTCGTCAGATTTCGAAATTTGCCGGCGACACTATCCGTACGGAGCGTACCGATACTACGTCCGGCCACAAGATTCAAACGTTCGTTTCCGATATCGTTGGCGGCAGCGTAGCGACCGTTGTTGTCGATCCAAACTTCCCGAAAAATAAGATTGCGCTAATCGACCGCAGCATCCTTAAACTTTCGCCGCTGCAAGGCCGTGCGCTTTACGACGTAGACGCAACCGTACCGGGCGCGGACTTCGTTGCACGTCAAATCCGTGGTGAGTACGGTATCACTGTCAAGAACGCGAAAGAAAAAATCGCGATCCTTGAGAATATCTCGACGTCGGTATCTTAATTAACGGAGGGCTTCGGCCCTCTTAACGAAATATGAACGAAGAGGTGACGATAATTGCCGTTAACAGAACACGAAATCGAGCGGTTGAACCTAATCAGTCCGGCCGCTAACGATATTAAACTTGGCGATTTATTGGCGGAGTTGCAGGCGGGCGGAGGCGGTTCAACCTTAGTCGCATGGGCGGACGTAACCGGTAAGCCTGCGACGTTTACTCCAACAATCGGCACAACCGCAACAACTGCGAAAGCCGGTAACTATCAGCCAACAGCGGCTAATATTTCGGACGCAACAGCGGTCGGCCGATCCGTCTTAACCGCCGCCGATGCCGCCGCTGCTCGTACGGCAATCGGAGCCGGAACGTCAAGTTTAGCGTTAGGCACATCAGCTTCGCAAGCTGCGGCGGGTAATCACGTACACACGGCGAGCGTTATTACCGCTACGGCAATCGCGCCCGGAACAGCTACGAATGTACAAGGTATATTAGCGGAATTGGCAGCGCGTATATCGGCGCTTGAAACGGCAGGAGGTTAACGTAAATGGCAGTATATAAAGCTCAGCCAGGCTACTCCGTAACTTACGGAAAAGGCGAAGATGAGAATACGGTACGCTTCAATTATTTCGGTGAGTATGAAACGGGCGTCGCGGCGGAAATAGCAGCGCTGGACGCACTCGTACCGAAGTGGATTACGAAGGAAGCGACGGAACCGGAAGCGGCGGCGAAACCGGCGGACGTAGCATCGGACGACGATCCGAAAACGCCCGCGAAAGGACGTAAGCCCTCCGGCAAATAAAACGGAGGGAGGCGTTGACAATGGCGATTAATGTTACGGACGCTGACGAGTATATCACGCTAAACTGCATCGATAACGAGGATTGGTTGGACGCTGACGAGGCGAAAAAACAACGGACGCTAAACGTCGCCGAGCGGAAGCTGACGACCAAGTACGCTCGTTACACGATACCGGACGCGGCGGTATACGAATACGCGAACGAGTTGTCTATCGCGTTTAACGATACGAACCGTCTGCAGCAGCATGGCGTCGCGAGCTTCGGATTAACGGGCGTGGCGAATTTTACGTTTAAGGATTGGGCGAAAACCGGACTCGATGCGTGGATTTCCGACACCGTCCTCGATCTTATTTCGGGCGCTAACGGCGGCGTTTCGTTATCGCGGCGCGCGGTGAAATGGACGGTGTTGTGATATGGCGTGGGTTCCGTTAAAGCAGACGGTCACGGTTATCCCGCCCGGCAACGATGATCCGTGGAATCCTACGCCGGCCGCCGATCCGTTCGAACTCCGGTGCCGATTCCAGGAAGAAACGTCGCTTGTTCGTAATCAGCACGGCGCCGAAGTCGTATCGTCAGCGCAAATATTCCTCGATAAGTTTGCGCCCGTGTCCGCGTCTCACACGTTCCTATACACGGACGAAACCGGCGCAACAACGACATACGCGCCGATTAACGTCGCGCGTAAACGGTGGCTCAACGGTAAAGCCATTTTGACGGTGGTGTACGTATGAGCGGGCGAATAACGTTTGATACGGCGGTGTTTGACGGTGTGCTTGCGAGACTGTACGACAAGGCGGTAGCCGGCGCGGTTCGGGGCGTACACGATGCGACGGACGACTTGTTACGGGTGAGCCGCGATTTGGCACCGCTCGAAAAAGGAACGCTACGGGCGACGGCGTGGAAAGAAGTCGAGGAAGCGGACGGGCTCGTTATTGGCGACGTTTATTATAGCGCGGTTGAGGACGGAAAAGGCGGCCGGTTTAATTACGCGCTTTATATGCACGAGTTCGGCGGTCGGGACGAATACGCAAATCCGACGACGCCGGGCACGCAGCCGAAGTTTTTAGAGCAGCCGTTAAAAATGAACGCCGACGAATATAAGCGTTGGGTAGCGGAAGAAGTACGGAAGGAGTTGAAATAGACGTGATTAGCGTAGCGGATTTAAAAACAACGGTGAATGCCGCAGTACCATACACGTACTATCAAAACGAATTTCCGGCGACGGCCGCTGACGACGCGGCGTACGTGCGGATTTTCGGCGGCTTTGCACCTTCGCAATGGACGAACAAGCGGCGGCCTTCGTTCCAGGTCGTTGTGCGCGGGAAGAACGGACCGGCGGTCGAGGCGAAGGCGTGGGCGATATACAAAGCGTTTAACGGACGGACGAATTACGTTATTGGCACGCAGAAAATATCGTCCAGTTTCGCGGATCAGTCAGCGCCATTATACATCGGTCTTGACGCGAATAACCGTCCGATGTATAGCGTTAACTTTACGATGACGTATATCGACGGTCAAACAATGTAATAACAACGCAGTAATGACGTCGGGGCTTCGGCTCCGGCGTTTTTGTTGCGAAAAAATAAGGGGGATATCAAATGAGCGTAGATGCAGACAAAATTAAACTCGGCCCGTGCCGCGTAACATTCGATTTCGAGAGTACAGAACCGGTCATTTTCGAACAAACCCAGGGCGGCGTCGTATTAACGTACGAAGAGACAACGCGCGATATTAACGTCGATCAGCTAGGTACATCGCCAGCGGACGTAATCATTACGGGACGTACGGCTAGCGTTGCGGTACCTATCGTAGAACATGATCTCGAAAAACTATCGAAAATCATCCCGGGTGCAAAACTCGTAGTCGACGCAACTGATTCGAGCAAAAAGCGTGTTGACATTGACGCGTCCAAAGTCGAGCGGCTGTTTAAATATGCTAAGAAGGTTATGCTCGAGCCGTTGGATTCGGCGGCAACGACAGACGATATCGTTATTCTTCATAAGGCGGCGCCGCAAACGAATCTAAACTATACGTACTCATACGATAATGAACTCATTACGAATACAACGTTCCGTGCGTTCCAAAGCTCGGACGGCTTTATCTCGTTCGGCGATCCGGACGCGACGGAGTAACGAAATACTAGCGTATTAAAGCGGCTCTTAACGGGGCCGCTTTCGTTTTTATAACGATGAATGGAGTTGAAAATTAACGTGATTACACGGTTATTCAATAGAGATTCGGCGGCGGCCGACTACGTAATTCTCGGCGAAAAGTCCGTCAAGGTTCCGAAACTGACGGTCGAAAAGTGGAAGGCGCTATTTGAGCGGATCGAGGCGCTACCGCAAATTATCGTTAACGTATTGGCGGCGCGCGGCACGGACGACTTCGCGGCGACGGCGGTTGTTGGCGCGAATATCGCCATTGACGAAGCAATTAACATTGTCGCGGTGCTGGCGGACGTCGACGCCGATTACATCGAGAAAAATGCGGACGCAAACGAAATTACGGACTTTATCCGCGCCACGCTCGAAAAGAACGATTTACAGCGGGCAATAAAAAACTTCCGCGCCGTCCTCGGTCAGTTTCGGACAGTAGCGCCGAGCGGCGGCAAGCCGGACAACTAACGCTTGACGAGTGGTTGACGCAGGCGGCCGTAAAGCTCGGCGTCAGTCAGCGGGCGCTCGAAACGGAATATTACATCGTTGACTTACCGCTGCTACTGCGGCTGAAAACGCACGAGATCGCCGAGAACCGGCTGATAACGCTGCAAATTGCTACCGTTAGTCAAGGCGCAGATAAAGACGTATATACCGAGTTTGTCGCCCGTCTCCGCGGCGATTTGATAACGGATTCTAACGAGTGTCAAACGAATACCGACGAATTTGACCGGTCGGCCATCGAACGGCTACGCGGTCGCATCGGAAGGAGGTAACGCATGAGTGTAACGGATATTGGCGCTATTAGGGCGCAGATACTCGTGGATACATCGAAATTCAAGGACGGAATGGATCGGGCGAAGCGAGATTTAACGGAAGTCGGCGACAAGGCCGATAAGACGACGCGCAGCTTTGCTGGACTCGAATCGGCATTAACGGCTATTGGCGCATCTGCGGCGCTTGTCGGGCTCGTACGGACTGTGCGGACGTTGACGAACGAGGCGCACGAATTGTCCATGTCGATGACGGGATTGTCCGAAGTGGCGAAAGCGCTCGGTCATGACGTCGGCGCCGTAACGAAAGCGGCCGAACAATTGGCGTCGCGCGGTTTTATGACGGTACAACAATCGGCGGACGCGCTAAAGACGACGCTGGCGACCGGCTACGGACTTGACGAATCAATCCGGTTGATTAACGCGTTATCGGATGCGGCGGCGTTTAACCGCGAATCGCACCTCGAATGGGGCGAGGCGGTCGTACAGGCGGCGCGCGGTATTAAAATGCAAAACTCGAACCTGACGGACGCGGCCGGTATCACAACGAACCTCTCCGTCATGTACGATAAATACGCGAAATCGATCGGCAAGTCGGCGGCCACGTTAACGGAAGCGGAAAAGGCGCAAGCGGCTTATAACGGCATGATCGAAGAGGCAGCGCTGTTTACCGGTAACGCGGACAAGGCGCTCGCGGGATATGCCGGCACGCAAGCAACGTTTAATCAGACGATTAAGACAGCGCGGGCGGAACTTGGCGAAGCGTATCTGCCGATTATCGAGGATATTACGAAGGCGTTAACGAAAATGATCGCGGGCCTGACCGGATGGGCTACGGAAAATAAGGAAGTCGTCGCAGGCGTTACCGCTGGTACGGTAGCAGTGACCGGGCTTGTCGCAGTTTTAACGACACTTGTCACCGTTATCGGTGCGGTAAAAATAGCGCTCGACGCTCTGAAAATATCGCTAGGTCCGATTGGCTGGTTAACTACGGCGCTTGGATTGGCAGCGGCAGGACTCGGTGCGTTTTCGGTCGCAGCAAATATGACGTCAAAGTCAGTTGCAGAGTTGACAACGAATCAAGAAGCGCTGAACGCTGCGTTAGATAAGTCGGCAACTTCACGGTCAACTAGTGACTTAAAAGCAATGGAAACGAGTATCGCGAAGATAAACGAATTACTGCAAAAGCGTGCGGAAATCGAAGATGAGATAGCGCGCAAAGGCTATACCATGCGGCAAGTCGAAAACGCGGCAGGCCAGGACCCTAGAAGCAGACGGTTAATTGAGTTTCGGAAGCGCCTAGAAGAAGTAGACTCCGCACTCGAAGCGCTCAACGTCACGCAGGACACCGCCGCCGCACATATCAGCAACCTTACGGCGGAAATCGAAAAGTCCACGCCGGCACTCCGTGAACTCCGTATGGAAGAACTCCGCGAAATCGCCGCTAAGCAAGACGTAATCGCCGAAAACGAAAAGTTAATCGCGCGATATAACGAACTGGCCGCGAAAACGAAACGAACGGCGGAAGAGAACGAAGAGATGACGACGGCTGTTCGTCATCTATCGGCAGCATATCCGCAGCTCGCGACCGAACTCGATACGCAGGGCGGACTGCTCATTACGAATGAAACGTTAATTCGTAACGTTATCGCGGCGGAAAAAGACGCACTCTCTGAACGTCTACGTGCCGAGGCGGAAAATACGGCGTCGCGTAGAAGAGAGACGGCTGCAGCGTTGGAATTTGCGAAGAAACAAGTTATCGCGCTGAATGCTGCAGCTGGTGTAAAGTCCGATCAACCGTGGGTAAAGGATACGTCCGATTCACTCATCGGTCGGATGGCGCAGGATGCCGCAGGTAACGCAAAAGCGACAATACAGGCGGAAGTTGACGCATATACCAAAGCGCTCAACGAAATCGAAATCGAACTCGCAGCGATTGAGAACGGAACTTGGCGCGGACTTCTTAAAGACAAAGACGGCGGCGGCGGAAATGACGGTAACGCAACGGATAAGGGTACGAAAGCGGCCGGCGCATCGAAAACGGCCGAACAACTCGCGCAAGAAGCGTATCGGACGCAGCTCCAAATCATGGAGAAACGTCGATTACTCGGTCAATTAACGGAGCAGCAAGAAGCGGACACGCTCGGCCGACTAGCGAAGCAATACGAAAAGTACGACGAAATATGGATCGACGCTGAATCTCGTCGGCAACGTGTCGTCGAGCAAATGGCGGCGGCCTCGGCGAAGAATGCCGAAGAGAAGGCGCGCGCGTCCGAAGCAGCACAGCGGGCCAGTTACGAAAAGTCCGCCGAATGGATTGAAATGGAAACTCGCCGGATGACAGAGCGGGGCGAGTCCGAACTGGCCATCACGCAAATGCAGCTTGAAGCTTGGGCGCGTGTGAGATCCCGTTATACTGCTGATACAGATTACTATAAGCGGGCGGATAAAGCGATGTACGACGCCCGGATGCAGCTTCGTCGGATGGATGAGCAGACAGCGATTGAGGCCGCGAAGAATATCGAGGCGGCGCAGAAGGAAACGACGAAGGCATCGCACGACGCTATCAGCAAACAGCGTGACGCCGAGCTCGCCGCACTCGACGAACGCAAGCGGGCAACACAGAAATATTACGACGATTTACTGCGGATAATCAACGAATCGGAACGCGGCCGTGAGCGAAAGGCTATCGAAGAGGAAGCGACTAAGTACCGGAATGCGACGTCTGAAAAGGGTAAGAAGCGCTACGCGGAGCTAATGGAAGAACTCCGTAAAATGGACGTCGAGGACTCGAAGCAAGCGCTGCAGGACGAGCGAGACGCGAAGCTGGCGGCATACGACGAGCAAAAACGTGATATCGACGCATGGTACAACGATCTCAAAGCGGCTGCGGATGCGTTTAACGGCAATATGATCGCACTCTATCAATTGACGGAGGATAAACGGCTAGCGGCGTTTGTATCGACCAACTCCGCCATTAAAGCGGAAATGCAGCGGTTCATGTCCGAGATGGAGGCGTTAAACAACGCTTCTATAGCGGCGAATTCCGTTGTAGATCCGTTTACGGCTTCAACGTCGGTACAAATGGAGGCTAACGCGAAGGCTTGGCATACGGCGGACGCGGCCGGGAAGGAACGGCTTGCTACAGAGAACTTGAAACTCGGCGCCAGTATCGGAGCGACGAAAGATTCGGCTACCGGCAAATGGTATGGCGCCGATGGAACGCAGTTATTCCACGAGGGGCGCAACGGAGTGACCGGCGGAACATTTAGCGCGGGCGACATGTTGATGCCGGACGAGATTACGGCGATCCTACGCGATAACGAGTACGTGTTTACGCCGGGACAATTGCGGAGTCTGCTCGATGGCGTAGGCGGCCGCGGCGGGGGCAATACGTACATCGAAAAAGTTGTCGGTATGGAGGTCAACGATGCCGTTATCGAGGACGAAATCGATATGCGGGCGCTTGGACGGACCGGTGCGGACATGGCGGCGGAAATGGCACGGAATAACTATACGGGAGGTGGCGGATGATGACTTATGGATTTACGTTCAAAGGGCGGCATTGCTCGGAGTTAGGCGTCCGCCTTCTCCGATATAACGTCCATAGCCCGGAATTACGCGAGCATGAGGACGAAGTTACCGGAATGCCCGGCGCAATCGATTACGGAACCGAGTACGGAAAACGTGATATCGAAGTGACTATCGATATCGATCCGGATGACCGTTCGTTTAAGCGTCGGCAATCGGAAATATTATCGTGGCTGTCACCGGTGGCTCCGGCGGACATGCTTGTTTTTGACGATATGCCCGACCGCTATTTTATCGCGAAGATGACGGGGCGATTATCGGCGGAGCAAATCGGTAGCTACGGCGAGCTTCGGGTTACGTTTAAATGCGTTGACCCGTTTGCGCGTTCGCTAACGGCTTCTGACGCGGTGATTCTCGATTCCGACGTACGACTCGATTCGGATATCCGGCTAAACGACGCATGGTCATTCGTAGTCAACAGCGGAACGACGGCGCGCGTAAACAATTGGGGCGCCGAGTCGTTACGGCCTACTATCGTTATAACCGGTAGCTTTTCGACGATTACGATATCGACCGGCGGCGTGACGTTTGCATATAACGCGGCTATAGCTAATAAAACGCTAACTATCGATGGCGAACGAGAGACGGCGCGGATTGACGGAGTGAGCGTGCTTCAACACGTTACGGGCGATTTTATCACGCTAGCGCCGGGAGATAACGACGTTGTAATCGGAGGGGCGGCGCTTAATTGCACGGTCGCTTTCGTTTTTAACGCGAAATACATTTAAGGAGGCGGACGAATGGCGAATTTACAGCCGCTTAACGGCAATATGAAGCTACGTGAAGCGTGGCCGGTAATCGAAGCGAATGACGAAGCGTTGAATGCGGAGCTGGCGGCGCAGAGCGACCGTATCGATAATATCGTAGCTGGCGGCGGTGAAAGTAACGTTGAAATCGTGGACGCGCGGCAGCCGGCGACGGGTCCAGCGTATCCTACGTTGAAGGAACGGTTGGATACGGAGCACGGCGGACTTACTGCGCAGTTGGCGGATAATGCGCAGGCTAGGAACGGTTTAAATGCCAACGCAATAATTAACGGAAACTTCGACGTGTGGCAACGAGGGACAAGTTTCAGCAATCCGAAAAACGAGTATACGGCAGATCGCTTTCATATAGGCGTTGTGACTACGGGCACACCTCCAACAGTTACACACACGCGAGAATATCTGCAAGGGGATATCGCTGGAGCGTCCGCGTTTTACCGTTTCACTACATCGGGTGCAGGAACCGGTCCCGGTGCTAACGACGTTTATAACATCCAACAAAGGGTTGAGAACGGGGTAAGATATCTCTGCGGAGCAGGCAGGAAAATAACGCTGTCTTTTTATGCGAGAAGTAGCATAGTCGGGAAGCGTATCGGAACCACGTTTTCACAGCAGTATGGATCGGGAGGCGGGGGCTCACCTTCTGAGAGCATTGTGGGGACGACCTTCACGCTTACGAATAGTTGGCAAAAATTCGAGGTTACCGTAGAGACAAATACCCTTACAGGAAAAACATTTGGAGCAAACCGTGATGATTTTTTAATCGCTACAATTGCTATAATGTGGGGCGCGAATAGGGCTGGCTCATACGGATCATTGTCCGAGGAAATGTTTGGCGGCGCGGGTACCGTTGATATCGCGCAAATACAATTGTGTTCGGGAGAAACCGCACAGCCGTATCAACCGCGCTCATTTGCCGAGGAATTAGCACTATGTCAACGCTATTATGAGAAAAGTTATGCAATTGGTACTAGACCTGAAACCGCTACTGCTAATGGGTCATTGAGTTTTCAGACGCGCGTAGCGATAAACGCGAGTACCATAGGAAATCTCTATCCGGGACAGCTTGCGTTTAAAGTAAGGAAAAGAACCACGCCTACTGTCGTAATATATTCGTCAGATACCGGAGCACCTAGCGCTGTTCGAAACGCTAACAACAGTACTGACCGAACGGGCGTATCTGCGGATTTGGTTTCCGATTCTGCAATAGGGAGATTGGCTGTAGATGCCACATCAGCTAATGCCATTTCCTTAGATCATGTATTACGGTTCCATTGGGTAGCTGACGCCGAACTATAAGGAGGACGTTATGGACGGATACAAACATTATATACGAGTTAACGATGCCGGAACGATTGTTCACGGCTTTTCTGATGCCTTTGAACAACCGCTAGACGACGATATACTCGTTGCCGAAGAGGCCCCGCGACATTTTCACGAAGCATTTTCGGAACCGCTCGTTAATGATCGCGGCCAATTCGGCTTTAAATGGGCTGGCGAAATTGTAGAGAGGATGCAAGCGGAACTTGACGCAGAATGGGCGAACCGACCACCAGCGCCGCCGTCAGAAATCGAACTGCTCCGCGCGGAGAATATTGAGCTTAAGCTGGCGCTCGCCGAATTAGCGGAAGCACAGGAAGCAGACAAAACGGAAACGCAGCTCGCTTTAGCGGAGCTGGCCGAAATTATAACGGGAGGTGCGTAA